ACCGGCGCGGGCGCGGAGTTCAACGGCCTGCTGGCCACCATCACCGGCGACTACACCACCGCCGGCGGCCCGATCATCCAGCACGGCACCGGCACCTCCTCCGGCGCGATCCTCCAGGACGCCGCAGGCTCCCAGTTCACCGTGTCCGGCGGCGGCATCGCGCAGCTGGACTCCCTGAACACCGCCTACTACAACTCGATCTACGAGTCGCCGCAGGTGTACATGGTCAGCGCGCAGGAGGCCAACAGCCTCGGCAAGCTGATCCTCAACACCCCCGGCGCCGTCACCTACCTGACCATGGACGACCCGACGGGCCGTTCCCGCGTCGTGGCCGGCGGCCGCGTCGGGTCCTACGTGAACCGGCTCACCGGCCAGCAGGTCCCGATCGAGCTGCACCCGCACATGCCGCCCGGCACGCTGGTGGCCCGCCGCGACATGGTCGACTTCCCCAACTCGAAGGTGAACCGCGTCTTCGAGATGCGCTGCCTGGACGACCTCTACAACTACGTGTACGGGTCGGACCGGGCCCACGGCGGCCCCCGCGAGGACGGCGAGTCCCGCGCCGTCGAGACGTTCATCAACCGCGCCCCGGTCGCCCAGGGCGTCATCCAGTCCATCGCGGCCACCCCGTAACCCCTACCGGCGCCCGGCCCGCGGCCCGCAGCCCGGGCCGGGCGCCCCATCCCCGAGACGAGGACCCATGCGAGTCATCCACCTGGCCGGCGCGGACACCTTCCACGACCCCGACTCCGGCGCCTCCTACAAGGCCGGCCCGGACGGCGTGTTCGAGATGCCGGAGCACGTCGGCGCCCACTACACGACCAAGCACGCCGGCATGTTCCGGCGCGAGTCCGACCACGAGGCGCTCATCGCCGCGGCGAAGGCCGAGACGCTGCGCGACCCCCGCAACACCTCCGGGACGCTGCAGGCGCTCCTGGAGCGCATGACCGCCGTGGAGGCCAAGGTCGCCCAGTGGGAGGAGTGGTTCGGCACCCCGCCCGCCGACGGCACCGACACGGTCGAGCAGGCCCCCGCCGACGACGACGGCGCGGAAGCCGGCGGACCGGAGGAGCCCGAGACCGACGCCGCGGCCGAGGACTCGGACGGCGACGCCGACGACGCCCAGGAGGCGGACGGGGGCGCGTCGCTGCGCAAGCCGACCCCGCGCAAGACGGCGGCGGCCAAGCGCCACGGCTGATCCCGCTCTGCACCCCGGCCCGGCACTGCCTGCCGGCCACCGCCACCGCCACAACCGAGCGACGGGGGGGTGAGCCGTGGCTGCTCCCGTGACAGCGCCGACCGCGCCGTCGTACGCCACGTACACGCCCTACATCACCCCGGCCGAGTACCTGTGCGAACCGACCGGCGTCGACGTCTCCCAGCTCGTCCCGGGCGCCGGGGCCAACGCGCAGAACGCGGTTCTGACCCGCGCCATCGGCCGCGCGTCGTCCTGGGCCGACCAGTACTGCCGGAAGATCCTTGCCGCGACGTCCGACGTCCAGTCCGGGCAGTACCGGATCACCCGGAACGGCACGATCGTTGTGCCCGTCGACAACACGCCCCTGATCCAGGTCACGAACGTGGCCATGGGTCTGGTCGCGGGCCAGCTCACGGCGCTGCCGGACCTGTCCCGGCTGCGGCTGGGCAAGAAGACGGTGACGATCCCGACCTCGTCCCTGGCCTACCCGCCGTTCGCGCCGTCCGCGGCCGCGTACTCCCGCGCCGGCTACGTGTTCGCCGACGTCACCTACGTCAACGGCTGGGCCCACGCCCAGACCGCGACGGGCAGCGCCGCCGGGGCGATGGTGCTGCAGGTGACCGGCACGGGGCTGGGCATCGTGCCCGGGCTGCCGCTGACCGTGTACGACGGCACCGCGAACGGCGCCAACACCGAGCAGGTCGTCGTCGCCTCGACGTACCAGTTCGGGTCGCCGTTCGTGCCGCTGGCCGCGCCCACCCAGTACGGCCACGGGCCCGGCTGCTCGGTGAGCGCGCTGCCCGGGTTCGCCCGGGAGGCCGTGATCTGCATGACCTCGGCCCTGATCAAGACCCGCGGGTCGGACGCCTACGTGATGCCGTCCGGGCCCCGGCAGCAGATGAAAATCGAAACGCTGATGCCCGGCGCGGACGAGGACATCGACCTGGCGATGGAGCTGCTCGAGCCGCTTCGGCGGGTCTGGTGAGCCGCACCACCGTCCGGGCGGCGATCGCCTCGTTCATATCGGGGGCGGGCATCACCGGTCTGCAGGCCGTGTACAAGGCCAAGCCGACGTTCTTCCCCGGCGAGCTGCTCAGGTTGTCCGCCGACAACGGCTCGGGCGCGTTCGCGTGGGTCGACCTCGGGCACTCCGACGAGGACCGCTGGTCGGCGCCGGCGTCCTACCCGGGCTACACCGGCGCCGGCGACAAGGGCGTCCACTACGCGGTGCAGCTGGTCGTGGAGTACCAGTACCTGATCCCGCAGCAGACGTCGGCGCCGGTGTCCCCGGACAACTGGGTCACGGCCGAGGACGCGATCCTGCAGGCCATCAAGGACCGGATCCACTCCGACCCGCAGATGGGCACCGACGGCACGGTGGTCTTCGCCGCCGGCCAGAACCAGAACGGCCTGGCGGTCAGCCCCGACGATCCGGTGTACGAGGCCGGGAAGGTGCTGTCGATCCACGGGATCGACTTCCGCGTGACCGAGGTCATCCAGGCCTGACATGGCTAAGCGCCCACGCCGCGCCGTCTCGGCCGCGACCCGCCGCAAGCTGTCCAAGGCCTCCCGGGGGCGCCACGCCTCGGCGAAGACCCGCGCCAAGGAGTCCAAGGCCCAGAAGGGCAAGCGCCGCACCTCGGCGCAGCGCGCGGCCCAGTCCAAGCGGCAGAAGGGCCGGCACCACCGCGGCGTGAAGCGCACCGCCGCGCAGAAGGCCGCCGAGTCCAAGCGCCTGAAAGGCAAGCACCACAAGGGCGTCAAGAAGACCGCGGCCCAGCGTGCCGCGCAGAGCGCCCGCATGAAGGGCAAGAAACGCCCCCACAAGGGCCACCCCACCAAGTCCGCAGGCAGGAGCCATGGCCGACGACACACCCCCAGACGCGTCCGGCACCTCCGGGAGCGCATCTACCCCAGCCGCTTCAAGCACGGCCGCAACCGGCTCCCCGCGCGCTTCAAGAAGGGCCGCGCCATCCGCGGCATCCGAAGCCCCTTCGCCCGCGGACGACACCACCTCCGCGACTGGCGAAGCCGAGGGCGCCGCCGCTGACGCCCCACCGGCGCCCCGGCCGGGCTGGTACCGCAACTGCGGCAACACCCCGCTGACCGTCCAGCCCGACGGCTACCCCGCGGCGCTCCTGGCCCCGGGCGGGGCCGCGTGGCTGCCGGACGACCCGTGCCACGCCGACACCGAACCCTGCGACGCCCCGGCGCCGGCCGAGGTCCAGACCGAAACGGAGTAGCCGATGACCGCGCCCCCGGTGCCGCAGGTATGGCCCACAAGCAAGCAGACCGTCGGCCTGAACATCGAGACAACGCCCGGCGCGGGCGGCACCCCGAACTTCTGGCTGCCGGTCGACCACTTCAACTGGAACAACAAGCCGACGTGGCTGAAGGACATGGCCGGCCGCGGCGTCATGGGCAAGGACTCCTTCAACGTCATTAAGGGCGTGGAGATCGGCGAGCTCGACTTCGACGGCCCGTTCTACTGCGACACCGGACCTTTCCTGGTCGCGAACGCACTCGGCGACGTCACCGCCACCGGCACCGCGACCACGCCGACCGGCACCCTGTCGGCGCCCTCGATCGTCGGCGCCACGTCGGTGTCGTCGTCGGTGTCGATCCCGAACGCCACCCTGATCCAGATCGACGTCGGCAACCTCGCCGAGATCGTCACCACCACCGGGGTGCCGACCGGCTCCTTCACGATCCCGGTCCCGGCGCTGACCAAGCCGCACGCCAACGGCGTGGCCATCACCGCGATCCAGTCCACGGGGCCGTTCGTGCACCGCATGGCGCTGATGAACTCCGGTGCGGGCCGCGGCCAGGGCGCGGGCTCCGCGCAGCCGTCGACGCTGGCGATCTCGCAGTGGTACGGCCCGGCCGCGACGTCCGGCGCCCGGCAGTTCGTGTGCGTGGTCATCACCGAGTTCACGCTGAAGTGGAACGCCGAGACGGAGCTCGTCACCTACACCGCGAAGGCGATCGCCTGGGCCGGCACCCCCATGGCCTCGATCCCGGCGCCGTCGTACAGCGCGGCCAAGCCGCTGCCGTCGTGGGCCGCGCAGATCGGCATCGCCGGCCCGGCCTCCGGCGGGACGCTGGTGACGTTCTCGGAGTCCGCCGAGTACAACATCCACCGCGCCGCCAAGGCGTACTTCACCGGCCAGAACTCCCAGAACCCGTACCTGATCGTCCGCGGGGACGTGTCGGCGGACTGGAAGTCGACGTTCGTCGCCGCCGACGACTCGCCGGTCACGCACCTGGAGAACAACGACCAGCCGCAGTACCAGTGCGTGTTCACCAACGGCCTGACCGGCGCGAACGCCCTGGGTCTGCAGGTGGACATGCAGCAGACCACGTGGACGGAGTCCAAGGCGACTTTCGGCAAGGAGGCCGTCGGGTTCGACTCCACCGGCGGCACCGTCTTCAACACCACGAACGCCGGCTACACCGGCGGCACGGCGCCGATCTCCATGTCCTTCACCAACGCCGTCGCGGCCGGGTCCTACACGTAGGCCCGGCCCCCGGCTGCCCACCCACACCTGGAGCACCATGACCCACGAGCACGAGCAGTACCCGCCGGCGGGTCCCGGACACCTGACGTTCGCCACCGGCGGCACCGTGTCCGGCGACGCCGCGGCGGTCCTGGAGCCGGGCCCGGCGCCGTTCACCGTCCCGGAGGCGGCGCTGCACAGCATGATGCCGGAGGGCACCACCGTCGAGGTCGTGCCCGGCTCCTACGAGGAGTTCGCGCGCCACGCCGCGGCCAAGTTCCCCCTCGAGTTCGCCGCGGCCCGCGGCCGCCGGTACGAGCGCAACGCCCCCGCGGGCGCCCGCATGATGCCCTCGGGCAACTGGGTGGTCGTCAAGGACCCGCACAGCCTCACCCGCGGCGACAAGCGCGAGCTGATCCGCCGAGGCCAGACCGTCGACGAGCAGGACCCGGCCGGGCGCATCTTCCTGGTGCAGGACCTCGTGCACCAGAAGCTCATCACCGCCTGGTCCTACCCGCATCCCCTCCCGTCGCAGGACCCGGCGTCGCTGGACCTGCTGCCCGCCGAGGACGACGACGCCCTGGACGGGCTCATCGCCGAGGTCAACGCGCTGCTGTTCCCCAAGCCCGTCTCGGTCGACGACTACGCCGACCCGAACTCCCCTACAGCGCCCTCCGGCGAGTAAGGGCCGCCCTGGAGGGAGGAGAGGGAGCGGCCCGCATCAAGTGGCCCGACGGCGACCCGTATCTCGACGTCCTCGACTACGCCTGGTACGCCCGCCGGCACAACTGGACCCCCGAACAGGTCGATGCGCTGCCCGCGCACTTCGACGCACGGTACCCGGACGTCGCGAAGGTCTGGGACGAGCGATAGGGGGCGCTGACATGGCTGACGGCATGATCTGGCACGGGATCCCCGAGTTCAAGGCGGCCCTGGACAAGGCCGTCGCCGACGCCTACAAGGCCGGCCAGCGCGGCGCGAACAACGCCGCGGCGCTGGTCGACAAGACCGTCAAGGCGAAGCTGTCGCTGACCACCCACAAGCGCGGCACCCCGACGCCCTCGCGGCCCGGGGAGCCGCCTTCTCTCATCTCCGGGCAGATGCGGCGCAGCGTCCTGATCGTGCCCGCGGTGCCGTACGGCGCGACCGCGTGGAAGTCGCAGGTGGGCCCGACCGCGGTCCAGTCCCGCGTGCAGGAGCTCGGCGGCAGCACCGGCACAACCGTGCTCCCCGCGCGGCCGTACCTGGAGCCGTCGGTGAAGGAGCTCATCGACTCCGGGGCGCTGTGGCTGGCGTTCCGCAGCGGATACGGGTCCTTCTGATGGCGCTCGGGGGCGGGCTGCTGCCGCCGCTGGTGGCCGAGCTCATCATGGACATCGACAAGTACTCGGCCGGCGCCCTGAAGGCGCAGGCCACGACCACGTCGCTGGCCGACACCACCAAGGCCACGATGGGCAAGGTCGGCAAGGCCGCCTCGGAGGCGATGCTCGGCATCGGCGTGGCCTCGGTGGTGATGGCGTCGAACTTCGACGCGCAGATGACCCGGCTGTACACCGCGGCCGGCGCGCCGAAGCAGGCCGTGCAGGAGGCAACGGGCCAGGTCCTGGCCCTGGGCAATGCGGTCGGGTTCTCCGGCACGCAGATCGCCGAGGCGCTGTACCACCCGGTGTCGGCGGGCCTGGAGCTGGCGACGTCGCTGCAGGCGGTGAAGTTCTCCGCCGAGGAGGCGCAGATCTCCGGCGCCTCGCTGGACGACACCACCTATGCCCTGAGCTCGGTCATGAAGGCGTTCAACCAGGACGCATCCCAGGCCCACGACACGATGGCGCTGCTGAACTCCATCGTTGGCCAAGGCGACATGCGGTTCCAGGACTTCAACACCTCGGTGAAGAACTGGGCCCCGACCGCGGCGCAGATGGGTATCTCGATCCAGTCGATGGGCGCGGGGCTGGCCTACCTGACCGACCGGGGCAACTCCGCCGAGGAGGCGGCGACCCGGGTCACGATGGGCCTGTCGATGATGACGACGCCGTCAAAGCAGGCCGCGACCCTGCTGGAGGGTTTGGGCGTGGCGTCCTCGGACGTGTCGGCGTCGTCGGAGGCGATGACGCAGGTCCTGCAGAAGACGGGCATCACCCAGAACCAGCTGGCCGCGGACCTGCAGAAGCCCGACGGTATCTACGTGGCGCTGACGCACCTGAAGGACGCGCTGGACCAGGCGGGCGTGCACGGCACCGAGGCCGACAGCGTCCTGGCGAAGATCTTCGGGGGTGGCCGCAGCGACAAGGCGATCATGTCGCTGATGCAGAACTTGGATGGTTTGAAGACGAAGTTCGACGACATCGGCACCGGGGTCACCAAGTTCGACCAGAACTGGGCCGATACGCAGGCGACCTTCGCTTTCCGGCTCAAGCAGCTCCAGGCCGAAAGCGAGAACCTGGCCATCTCCTTCGGCAACAAGCTGATCCCCGTCATCGAGGGCGTCGTCGGCTGGTTCGCGAAGAACCAGTGGGCCGTGGAGTCCCTGGCCGTCGTCATCGGCGGCGTCCTGACGCTGTCCGTCATCAAGTACGCACAGACCCTGACGGGGACCGTCATCACGGCCATCGCCAAGACGGTGCTTGGCGTCAAGGCACTCGGAGACGCCTCCGAGGGGTCCGCGGCCAAGCAGGCCGCGGCGGCGGCCTCGGCCGAGTCGATGGGCACCAAGCTCGGCAACGTCATTCCCGTCGTCGGCGCGGTCGCCGGCGGGATGGTCCTGCTCGGCCAGAAGATCAACGACTGGGTCGGCCAGGGCGACAAGGCCGGTTTCACCGCCGACCAGCTGACGGCGGCGATGCTCGGCGCGGGCGGTGCCGCGGCAGCGCTGTCGACGAACGTCAACGACGCCGGGACGAACGTTGACCTGCTCGGCGACAAGCTGGACGCCCCGGTCAGCAAGATGGCCGACCTCGGTATCAGCCTGGCGCACGGCGGCCAGATGATAGGCAACGCCTCGATGATGACCGGCCAGCTCGACGCCTCCCTGGCGAGCATGGTCGAGTCCGGCAACGGCGCCCAGGCCGCGGCGGTCATCAATCAGATGGCCTCGGCGACCGACGCCCAGGGCAAGAAGATCGTCAACGTTCTGGCAGCATTCCCGCAGTATCAGGCCGCGCTGGACCACCTCAAGGCCTCCGGCGCCGAGCAGGCCGCCGCTGCCGACGGCAGCACGCAGGCCGTTGACGCCAACTCCGTGGCCATGGACGAGAACGCCAAGAGCATCGGCCAGGCGGTCGACGCGGGGAACTCCCTCACCGACGCCATCAAGGCCGTCACCGACGCCTACACGGCCCTGTCGGACAACCTGTCCAGCTCCGGGATCCTGCTGGACTTCAAGAAGGACCTGATGTCGGTCACCGACGAGGTCAACAAGAACGGCAAGGCGTTCAACGACAACTCGCTGGCCGGCATCGCCAACATGCAGGACTTCGGCAAAGCGGCGAAGGAGATCCTTGACTACCGCGACGCCCAGATCAAAGCCGCCGGTGGCACCAACGCCAGCACGGACGCGATCAACGCCGCGAACAAGACGGCGGGCGACCAGGCCGCGCAGCTGCTGAAGGTCTGGGAGCAGGTCACCGGCAACAAGAAGGCCGTCGACGACTACGCGGCCAGCATCGGACTGGTTCCCAAGGACATGTCCACCACCGTCTCCACCCCGGGCCTGTCCTCCGCGCTGTCCGGGTTCTACCAGCTCGCCCAGGACGCCGGGAACATCGTCGGCAAGGGCGGCTCGCGGATCCAGACGAACGCCGCCGGCGGCTACATCTCCGGGGCGGGCACGTCCACGTCGGACTCGATCCTGTCGTGGCTGTCCAACGGGGAGTACGTGCTGAACGCCGCCACAGTGTCGGCGATCGGCCGGCCGGTGCTGGACGCACTGAACTCCGGCGGCCGCTCCGGCGCGCTGCCGTCCGCCGCCGGCGCCTCGTTCGCCGGCGGCGCACTCGGAACGACGGTGGTCCAGGTGATCCTGGACGGCAAGGTCGTCGCCGGGGCCGTGCAGCGCTCGACGCTGCGCCGCGACCTGCGCAACTCCGGCAACGGGCTGGCGCTGTCCGGAACCGGCCGCCAGTGAGCGTCGCGACCATCCCGCAGGTCGTCTACGAGTTCGCGTTCAACGCCGACCCGAACCAGGCCGCGGTGCCGCCGTACTGGACGGACCTGTCCACGCGGGTGCTGTTCGGCTGGGGCACCACGCACGGCCGCCAGTACGAGCTGGACGTGAACGAGGCCGGCGAGTGGCAGGTGGAGCTGGACAATCGCGACGGCGCCCTGGACCCGCTGAACGCCTCCTCCCCGTTCTATCCGAACGTGCTGCCCGAGCGGGCCTGCCGGATCCGGTGCGTGCTCGGCAACAACCTGCTGCTGCCGGACCAGGCGTCCTCCGGTGAGTTCTCGCCGCTGGGCGCCGGGCCGGTACCGCCGTGGGCCGGCGTCGGATCGCTGTCGGGCTACCAGGTGTCCGTCGCGGCCACCGGGTCGTCGTTCCAGGGCACCCAGGTGTTCGCGGTGACGGTGCCCTCCGGGGCCGCCGCGCCCAAGGACGTGCTCGACGTCGCCGTGGCACAGGTGAACGCCGGGCAGGTCTACACGTTCACCGCGCAGGTGCAGGTGCGCACCTCCGGCCAGAACCCCACGGTCAACGTCGCGGTCAACTGGCTGAACACCGCGGGCGGCACGGTGTCCACCACGTCCGGGACCGGGTCGGCGCTGACCGGCGCGTCGGGGACGTGGACGCAGCTGACCATGACGGGCACGGCCCCGGCCGGGGCGGTCGCCGCGGTGCTGCGGGTCGTCACCGCGACCACGCCGGGCGCGAACACCGTGTTCTGGGTCGACGGCATGCAGCTGGAGGCGCGCTCGTATGCGACGCGCTGGCAGATGCCGTGGGGCACCGGCGTGAACCTGCTGCCGCAGAACGTCGCCACCGGCGCCGAGACCGTCAACCCGGTCAGCGACTCGGCCGGGAACTGGTTCTACCCGACCGGTGCGGCCACGGTCGCGCGCGCCACGAACCTGACGGCGACTCCGGTCGACGGCACGACCGCGGTTGCGTGGACGGTGCCGTCGGCGGTCACCGCCGGGACGGCGCTGCTGTACGCGGGCGTCGCGCCGTCCGGCGCGCCGGCGGGCCCCGCGGCGGACTGCGTGCAGGTGGCGGCCGGATCGCAGTACACCGCCTCGGCGTACCTGTCGCGGGTGTCCACCGCGGACGCGATCCAGGTGTCGGTGTCGATCGCCTGGTACGGCGTGGCCGGCGGGGCCGCGCTGTCGACGACGGCCGGCGCCGCCTCGGCGGTGTCCGCCGGGTCCTGGACCCGCGTGTCGGCGACCGGCACGGCCCCGGCGGGGGCGGTGTGGGGCCGGATGCTGCTGACGGTCACCTCGCCGACCACCACCGTGTCGAACACGATCTACGCCGCCGCCTGGCAGATGGAGCAGGCCGGTTCGGCATCGGCGTGGGCGGATCCGGGCACGACCGCATTCCCGTTCACCGGCTACGTCGAGCGCTGGCCGCGCGGCTGGGACGAGCTGAACGGCACCTTCGGCACCTCCAAGCTGGTGTGCGTGGACGCGCTGGCGGCGCTGGCGCAGTTCACGCTGCAATCGCCGTTCGTCAACGAGATCCTGGCGATGGGCCCGAACTTTGCCTATCTGCTCAACGACCCGGCCGGATCCACAACGTGCGCGGACGCCTCCGGCAATCGCATCGCCGCGCCGGTGGAGCAGAGCCCGTACGGGGCCGGGTCGCTGACGTTCGGCAACTCCATCACCTCCACCAGCTCTTCGCTCGGGTTCATCGGCACCCCCGGGCCGGTAGCTACGTTCGTCAACAACACCTCCTCCGGGTTCCAGCTCGGCGAGACGTACGTGTCGCTGCACAAGACGACCACCGCGCCCGGGCCCCCGCCGACCTGGACCCGGCTGATGGCCTTCCGCGCCCCGGCTGTACCCGGCGGCGGCGGAAACGTCTTCCAGATCTGGTGCGCGTCGCCCCGGCAGTTCTCGGAGAACTCGTTCTTCGAGTTCGCGATCCTTACCGGCGGCCAGATCTTCATCAACTTCATCGACCAGGCCGGGACCGGCGGCGTCAGCTGGACCAGCCCGGCCTCGGTGTGCGACGGGAACTGGCACCTGGCCGCCGCCGGCGTCGACTTCACCTCCGGCACCTCCACCGCCTGGTTCGACGGGGTGCAGGTGGCCACGGTCGGATCGACCGGCTCCGCCTTCGACATTTACAGCGACGTCCTGGGCTGCTACGTACAGTCCGACATCGCGGTGTACAAGTCCGGGTTCAAGGGCGACGCGGCGTTCGCCGTGGAGTTCCCGTTCCTGATCACCGGCGCCCAGATGGCCAACCTGTACAACTCCTTCCGGACGGCGTCCTCCGGGGACATCTCGGGGGCCCGGTACCGCAGGATCCTCACCTGGTGCGGCTGGACCGGCCCTACTGCGATCGATACCGGCTCGACGCAGTCGATGGGGCCGGCTACCGACACCGACGGCGCCTCGGGCCTGGACGCGCTGAACAACGTGGCCCTGACCGAGAACGGCGACTCGTTCGCGTCGATGTCCGGGGCGATGACGTTCAAGGGCCGCGGGGCGCTGTACAACTCCCGCACGCCGGCGTTCGTGTTCGGCGAGGGCTCGCCGGTCGGGAACTTCGGCGAGTGGCCGTGCGAGATCGGCAGCATCGACTTCGACCCGGCGCACCTGGCGAACGCCGTCCAGGCCCAGCAGTACACCGGCCCGACGTTCCAGCGCCTGGACGCCACCTCGCGGCGCCGGTTCTTCCCGCGGCTGTACCAGCGCTCGATCAACTCCACGTCGGCCGCCGAGGTTCAGGACGCAGCCACGTACCTGCTGGGGCAGCTGAAGGACCCGAAGCAGCGCGCCGACGTCATCCGCCTGCACCCCTCGGCGATCCCGGGCCTGTTCGCGGTGTGCCTGCAGCTGGAGAAGGGCGTCCGGATCCGGCTGTATCAGCGGCCGCCCGGCGGGGCCCCGCCGACGGTGCTCGACCTGTTCGTGCAGAAGGTCGACTGGAACTGGACCGGCGACGTCAACGACGTGTTCGTGGACGTGCAGGGCTCCCCGGCGGACCTGCAGGCCTACGGGGTGCTGGCCGCGCTGCACACCACACTGAACGTGCAGGCCGCCTCCGGGCAGAACAAGGCCACGATCAACGGGCTCGCGGACGCGGCGACGAACCAGCTGGTGCAGTCGCTGCCCTCGGGGTACAGCCTGCGGTTCGAGCCGGGGACGCCGCGCGACGAGACGCTGACGCTCGCCGCGGGCGGGATCCCGGCCACGACGGTGCCGTGGACCACGGCGCAGCTGACGTTCACCACCAACTTCCAGTTCACCCACGGCGCGAACACCACGGTGTGCGAGCCGCTCCCGGCCGGCTACTCCGACCCGACCGCCTGGGACGCCTCCGCGGTGTCCGGCGCGGCCTACACCACGATCCTGTCCGGCGGCGGGTTCGGCACGAACAACGTCACCGTCGGGCCGCTGGCCGATGCCGCGTACAACGCCCTGGGCTCGACGTGGAACGGCGGCGACACCGTGACGCTGTCCCCGGGCACCCCGAATGCCGAGACCGTGACGATCAAGTCGGTGTCGGCGACGCTGCCCGGCTACACCTCCTGCACCCTTACGTTCACCGCCAACCTGGCCCACTCCCACACCGCCGGCGACTACGTGTGCGACGTGCTGCCCGGCGGCGTCACCAACCCGACCGCGCTGGCTCCGACCCTGCGATTGGCGTACTGATGGCCAACCTTCCGGTGCCGAGCCCGCGCACGTTCGGCGTCACCGAGATCGAGGTCGCGTCCTATTTCAACAGCTTGCGCGACGCGCTGCTGTTCCTGCTGAACCCGCCGATGGCCTCGGTGTTCCAGAACACGATCCAGTCCATCCCGAGCGCGACCTGGACCGACCTGACGATGGACTCGACCGTCGTCGACTCCTACGGCGCCCACTCGAACGTCACGAACAATGCCCGCATCACCGCGGTGGTGTCCGGCTGGTACTGGCCCGCCGGCGGCAGCAGCCTCGTGGCGAACGCCACCGGGGCCAGAGGCGCGAAGTTCGCCAAGAACGGCACCAGCGTCCAGGGCACCGCGGGCCTGTTCGGCAACGCCGGCTCCGCGATCCCCAGCGCCCCGGCGGCGATCTCGCTGCCGGTGTTCCTCAACGCCGGCGACTACGTGACGATCCAGACCTACCAGACCTCCGGCGGCGCCCTGAACACCCAGCTCGGCGGCGACGACAACCCGGCCTTCGCCCTGTTCTGGATGCACGCCTGATGCGAAAGGAAGGGAACCGGCCGTGACGCTGCCCGCCGACCTGAACCTCATCACCGTCACCGGCTTCTACGTCGACGTGCTCGGCACCCCGCTGTCGGGCTCGGTGACGTTCGTCCTCGGCCAGCCCGAGACCGACGCCGTCGGCAAGGTCACGATCGCGGGCGGCCCCTACGTCGCGCCGGTCGTCGGCGGCGCGTTCTCGATCACCGTGCCGTGCACCGACAACGCGCTGAACCCGGCGGACTTCGCCTACACCGTCACCGAGCTCGTCGGCGGCGTCGCCCGGCAGAACACCTTCCAGCTGCCGCACACCCTCGGCGCGGCCGTGGACATCAGCACCCTGGTGCCGGTGGCCCCGCCGACGCCGTACTCCACCGTCTACGGCGTGCTGGCGAACCCCCAGACGTGGACCGGGGTCAACACCTTCACCCAGCCCGTGGGCGTCGGGACCCCGGTCGCCTCGGGCGATGCTGCGACGAAGGCCTACGTCGACGGGCACGGCAGCGGCTCGCCGTCCGGCCCCGCTGGCGGCGTCCTGTCCGGGACGTACCCGAACCCGGGCGCGAACGCCGGCACCCCGGGGTCCTCCGCGGTCGGCGACACCGCGTCGGCCGGGACCGCGGCGTCGCTGGCGCTGTCCGACCACCGACACGGCCGAGAGGTCTACGGCGGCCCCGGCTCCTCGGCGGTCGGCGACACGTCCTCGGCCGGGGTGGCCACGAGCAGCGCCCGCTCGGACCACCGCCACGGCCGCGAGTCCTTCGGCGGCGTGACCGCGCAGACCGCGTTCGGCGCGGGATCGGCCGCCGGCTCGGCGGCCACCCCGTCGCGGTCGGACCACACCCACGGCACGCCGTCGCTGATCGACCTGCACGCCCGCAAGCTGGGACTGATCGCCGAGCCGTTCCCGCTGGAGACCGTGAACCACATGGACCTCGGGGCCAGCCCCGGGTTCCTGATCCTGGCGCTGATCCGACCCGGCGCCGGCACCATCAACAACCTGGGCCTGTTCCTTGGAACCGCCGGCGTTACCCCCAACGGCGTGAACGCAATGGCGCTGTTCGACGAGACCGGCGCCCAGCAGGCCATCACCGGCGACATGTCGACCGCGCTGTCCACGGTCGGGAACAACGGCACGTACGTCGAGGCCGCGCTCGGCAGTGCGTTCACCACGGCGGACGCCACGAACTACCACGTGGGGCTGCTGTGCCACATGGGCACCAACCCGCTGATCGGCGGGGTATTCAACGGCTCGGGCCTGTCGCTGCCGACCGTGAAGGGGCACAGGCCGCAGCTGGAGGTGTCGGGCCAGTCGAGTATGCCGTCCAGCTTCAACGTGTCTGTCGCGTCTGCCTCGCCGGCGGCGTTCTGGTTGGTCGCATCCTGAGGAGGGCACCTTGACTGTTTTCGGATCGGACCTCTCCAGCTTCGAGGCCGGGCTGGATCTGTCCCGCCTGGCCGACGCCTCGTTCGTCTTCGCCAAGACGACCGAGGGCACCTACTACACGGATCCGGACTACCAGGGCTGGCGGGCCCAGGCTGCGCAGCTTGGCAAGGTGTTCGCCTGGTATCACTTCCTGACCACCGAGGACGTCCATGCGCAGGTCGCGCACCTGCTGGACCACGTTGGCGACATGGGCCTACCGGGGATGCTCGATGTCGAGCCGCAGACACAGACCGGGTCCCGGCCGACGCTGGAGCAGGTGCTGGCGTTTGATGATGCTGCGCACACTGCTGGCCTGAAGCTGCGGCTGATTTACCTGCCGCAGTGGTACTGGGCCGAGCTTGGATCGCCGGACCTGACCGCCCTGGGCGCCCGCGGGCTGTACCTGGTGTCGTCGCAGTACCCGGGTGGCACCGGGAATCCGGAGGCGCTGTATCCGGGTGACTCGGCGTCCGGCTGGCAGGCCTACGGCAACGCGAAGCCACTGATCTGGCAGTACACCGACAAGGCGAGTGACGGCGGCAAGAGCGAGGACTTCAACGCGTTCCGGGGGTCTGTGCAGCAGCTGCAGGCCTACCTCGGGACGTCCGCTTCAACAGGAGGGACCGACGACGTGACACCCCAGGACATCCAGGCCATCGCCGCGGCGGTGTACGCCTACGGCAAGGAGGACGTGAACCTGCCGACCGGCGTGATGCACAACGTGCCGCTGGGGAACCTTGCCCACGGTGCGTGGGTGGCGCTGCTCGACCCGAAGACCGGCCTCGTGACGCTGCTGACCGACCCGCAGACCGGCGTCGCGGCCCAGCTGGCGCAGATCAAGACCGCGGTCACGCAGCAGCCGATGACGGCCTCAGCGCTGGCGCAGGCTCTCGCGCCGGTCCTGGCGCCGCTGCTGCCCGCCGCGGGCGCGGTCGACCCGGCACCGATCGCAACGGCGGCCGCGGCGGCCGTGGTGGCGGCGCTGGAGCAGCACAACTTCGCCGGCCTGGACGCGCAGCACCTGGCCGCCGCGCTGGAAGCGGAAGTCGCGACGCTGCGGGCCGGCGCATGATGTCCGAGCACGCGAAGGCGCAAGTGCTGCGGTTCCTGCGGGTCCTCGGCTACGCCCTGGCGGTGCAGGCCGCCGGGCTGCAGCACTGGCCGGGCTGGGCCGGGCTGTGGGCGCTGGCGCCGGCGGCCGGGGAGACGGTGCTGCGGGAGCTGCTGCCGGTGCGACCGCTGCCGGCGATCTCCTCGGTACTGGCCCCCGCGGCCGGCCCGGGCCTGGGGCTGCCGGAGATCCCGGCAGGCACCATCGTGTCCTGGCCGCAAACCGCCCCGGGCACGCCGGGCGGTACGCCGTTGCAGGGGATTGACGTGCCGCGCAACGCCGACGGCACGTTCGGGCCGGCCACGATCGGCAGCCCGCCGCCGGGCGCCGGCGAGAAGTGAGGCGTACCTGAACACCCGGAACGGAGGCGCGGTGGATGAGTGGGCGACGATCCGCGAGGTCGACCAGCGCTTTGCGGAGATGGGGCGCCGTATCGACGGCATCGACGGGCGCCTCACGAACCTGGCCAAGGACGCGGTAATGGCCGACGTCTGGGCGCGGGAGAACGAGCACTTCAAAGAGCGGCACGAGGAGATCCTGAAGGCGGTCGAGGCCGTGCAGACCAGCATTACGCGCAAGTCGGAGTGGACGTGGTCCCGGGCTCTGGCCATCGCGGGCATTACCGCCACGGTGGCCGTCGGCTGGGTCACGGTGGTCCTGACGACGAGGGGTATCAAGTGAGGGCGGGGCCGCGTCTGTGGTCGGTGCTGCTGGGTCTGTTGGCGGCCTCCGCGGTCGCGCTCGGGTTGTTCCTGATGGTGAAGGTGTCGTCGGCGAGTTCGCAGCTGGATGCGCTTCGGACGCAGCAGTCGGCGCAGTCGCAGGTGATCGGCGACCTGTCGTCGGGCCTGTCGACGGCAGAGTCGCAGCTGAAGGACCACGGCATCAAGCCGCTCGCGCCGCCTCCGCAGCAGATCATCGAGAAGGGTCAGGCCGGCCCGGCCGGTGTGCAGGGCGCGCAGGGTCCTGCCGGGCTCCCCGGCCCTCCGGGGCTGTCGGGCGTGCCGGGTTCCGCAGGTCCGTCCGGGCCGTCCGGCCCGCCGGGGCCGTCCGGAGCGTCCGGCGCTCCGGGTGCGGACGGTGCCGCCGGCCCGCCGGGGCCCGCCGGCCCGCCTGGTGCGCCCGGCGCGAACGGCAGTCCCGGGCCCGCGTGCCCGACGGGCTACACGCCCCAGCCGGAGACGATCAACGGGCATCAGGCGGTGGTGTGCGAGGAGCCGCCGAGCCCGTCCTCGTCGCCGTCCGACTCGCCGCCGCTGCCCTCGGCGTCGCCGGTGGCCGTGCGTACCACGGGGCGCGTCTCTCGTGGAAGCGCGCCGGTGTTGACATCTGAAAGTTCAACACGGGTGCCGGCTCCGCCGTCCGCGCCGCGGTCCGGGCTTGTCCTGGCGCTGCTGAGCCTGGTGAAGCTGCCGCGGGACCGGTGGCTGTAGGCTGGGAGTCGAGGCAACCCACTGAGCGGCCCCACCCCTCTTCAACGGGGGTGGGGCCGCTTCGTCGTGTCCGGCGGCTACCGGTCCGGGATGGGCTGAACAGCCCGTTCGGTCGTCTGCACGGTGCCGGCTGGCAACGGCGTGTCGGCCACGGTGCCCCAGGTGTATGTGGGCCTGGCCGTCCCGGGCGCGTGGCTTATGAACCAGGAGGCCATGCCGATCGTGAGGCCTGCGACGGCCGCGCTGATGTAGATCGTGCGGCTGCCGGCGCCGCGCCGGCGCGCGTACCGGCCGGCTCCTCGAGCTGTCACGAGTTCCCCCCTCGTAGCTGAGAGTACCGAGGGTACGCGGTTGCGGTGCGCGATCGGTAGCGAACGGGCATGCGGACGCCCCGCCGGGGCTTTCCCTGCACCTCGGGACGCCACCGCCGGCCCACAGTAGCCTCCCGGCGTCAGCAACGTCGGGAGGGGACTTGGATGAGCGAGACGGCACCGAAGGCAAAGAAGCAGGGCGGCCAGTCGAGCGGCTGCGTCGTGATGCTCGCGGTGATCATCGCCGTGGCCGTGGTGGTGTTCAAGGGGTGCGGCAGCAGCAGCAACGGCGGCGGGGGCCAGTCGGACATCGCCACCGGGATCCAGGTGCTGCAGCAGTTCGACCGGGACCACGGCAACGGGAGCGCCGACTCGTCGGCATACCAGGCGGCGCTCTCCATGGCGTCGGCGAAGTGCACGAACCCCGTGAAGGACGTGGCCAGGTTCGTCGAGAACTCCTACACCGACCTGGTGAGCAACGGCGTCGAGGACGAGACTGCACTATCGGTGCTGCAGCACTTGAACGCCTCGATCCCGGACGGATCCCGGATGGACTGTCAGGGCGTGCTCGCGGCGTATCTAGCGCTGCGGGAGGGCTGACGCGGCAGCGGTGCCGCTAATTCGCCGAGTCGAACGCCGCGACCTGCGGCGGCTTTACCGTGCGCTTCGGGACGACGCGTCTGAGCGCGGCGGCGGGCACCTGGCCGAGCGGGACCGTGCGGACGTCGGTGACGGCGGCGGGGTTCTTCGTCGCGTCGGCGTTCATGCGGCCACGGTAACGCGCGGTTCAGGCCGCCGACTGGAAGAACGCGGCGGGCAGCTTCCCGTCGCCCGACGTGGCGTGCCGTCCGGCATCCCGCGCCTCGCCGTCCGTGATCTCGCTGAGCGGCGTGTCGCGCAGGTCGGGCAGGTCTGTGGCGAGGTCCGTGTCCGGGGTCTCCATGCGGCAACCGTAGCGCTCTCGGGGTCAGAGCGCGGCCCGTGCCGCCGCGGACGCGGCCTCCTGGAGCTCGTACCGCTCCTTCTGGCTCAGGCCTTCGAGCGCCGGGTGCCTGTGGATCGCCAGCACGAGCTGCTGCTGCTCGGCTCCCAGCGCGTCGTACTCTTCCCGGTCGGCCTCGGAGATCTCGGCCTCGCCGCCGGCGATGGCCATCGAGGACGGCATGCGGGCCGCGACGTCGGACTGGAGCTTGTCTAGCTCGTAGAAACGGCGCTTGAGCTGGATCAGGTCGGTGGGGATCTCGATGTCGGCCACGCGCTGATCATCGCACGGCGACCGCCCGGCCTGGCGGACCGGGCGGGCGGAGCGCTACTCGCCGACGACCTCGTTCAGTTCCCGCCGGCACCAGTTCGACGCCACGGCCACCAGATACGTGTGCGGGTATGCCGAGGCGCCGATCCAGGTGGCCATCACGTCCTCGTAGCGCGGCACTTGCTCATCGCGCTCGAAGCAGTGCAGCACTTCCCACTCGCCCATGATCATGGGGTGGGGCCAGGATCGGCAGCCGGGCCGGAGGCAGCGGCGCAGCTCGTGGTGCATGGTGAGCGGAAGCTCCGGCGGCGGGTACGGGATCTCATCGGTGGTGAGCGTGGGGGCCGCTGCCGGGGCTCGCATGCCGTCTCCTAGCGCTTGGGAATCCTGCCGCTGCCGTAGCAGGTGAAGCAGTCGACCTTGCGGGTCTTGCCGTTCAGGTTCTCCTCGACCCAGCCCTTGCCGCCGCAGCCGCCGGGCGGGGGCGGGCACGGGTCGGTGTCGTCGTTCTTCGCCATGGTTGCACTCCGTATCTGTGTTGTCTGTGGATTCAGATGTTCGAGGTCTGTGTACGCCACCCATCGCCAGGGGGCGCGGCCGGCGCCCACCAGCATCGGGCACCGACCGCCGGCGACGGCGGGTGCTCGGCGACCGACGTCCACTGCGAGGTGCCTTGCGGCAGGTAGTAGCCGCCCGGCATCGCCAGGAGCTCGTCCCGCTCGAGCAGCTGCGGTCCGGCGGTCCGGCGCTTCACGGCGCGTTCTCGGCCGTCAGCGGGGCGCCGTCGCGGTCGCAAGGCATGAGCGTGTCGAGGCCCGCAGTCCACTCCACGCCGCCGTCAACGGGCCGCAGGAAGGCCAGCTTGGAGCCTTCGTACAGCAGCGGCATGACCTCGCCGTGCCGTCCGGTCGCCGGGTCGACGGCGTAGCGCCTGGGCTTGCCGTTCCGTTCGTCCAGGACGCCGACGACGGTGCCGCAGTCGGGGCATTCATCGGTGGCCGGGGCGCCGGCCTCCGGGGGGTGCTGAAGCATCTTCCTGATCCGTTCGTCGCACGATTCGCACCCTGTCACGGATCCACGCTGCCCCAGGCGAACCATGGCGACCAGTGCCACCGTGAGTAAGACCGTGAGTAAACTTCCCAGTAGGGTTCTCTACCGGGAGGCACTGACATGCCCCGCACCGCCGCACCCGACCATCTCCCCGCGCAGATCCGCGACGACCCACGCGTGGTCCGGGCGTGCCGGGATCGCAACCTCGGCAGCATCCTGCGACTGGCCCAGCAGCTCAGCGAGGGAGCCTTCACCAACAGCCACCTCGCGCGGCGCTGCGGGCTGTCGCCGTCGCGGGTCGCCGAGTACATGACCGGCTCCCGGCTGGCCCAGCGGACGGAGATCTTCGAGCGCGTCGCAGACGGCCTGCACATCCCGGGTGCGCGGTTCGGACTGCCGGCGCGCGAGTGGGAGGCCGGCTACGCGCGGAGCGGCACCGTGGTCCTGGCGCGCGAGGCCCCTCCCGGGGTGCCCGGTACCGTCGCGGTCGAGCTGCCGCGTAGCCTGACGTACGCGTCGTCCGTGACGGCCACCCTGAACACCGTCACCGACCTGGGGAGAGCTGACGTGCAACGCCGCTCCGTCCTGGCCACCGCCGCCTACACCCTGCCGGCCCTGGCGGTCGCGAGTCGGGACTGGCTGTTGTCGACGCTGGAGGCGATCGAGGGCGGCCGCGGCCGCCGCGTCGGCGAGGAGGACCTGGCGGCGATCCGCGAGGCGTTCGCGGCTTTCCAGGAGGCCGACGTCATCGGCGGTGGCGGGGACGACGTCCGGCGGGCGGTCGCGGCGTACCTGACGGACTACGTGATGCCGATCGTGCGCGAGCCCCAGGCCGCGGGGATCCAGGAGGCGCTGTACGAGGTCGCCGCCGAGCAGACGTACCTGGCCGGATGGCTGGCTTTTGACGGCGGCGAGCACGCCCTGGCCGAGCGGTACCTGATTCAGTCGCTCCGACTCGCGCAGGCCTCGGGGAACGCGGTGCTGGGCGCGCACGTCCTGGCCGGTCTGTCGGACCAGGCGACGCAGCTCGGGCACCCGGCCGAAGGCCGGTCTCTGGCGCAGGCCGGGCGGCACGGGCTGCGCGGCTGGCATGCGCCGGCGGCGATGTGCGACCTGTACGTGCTGGAGGCTCGCGCGCACGCCGCGCTCGGGTCGGCGATGGCCGCGGTCCGCGCAATCGACGCCGCGGAGACCTGGTACGACCGGATCAACGTCGAGTCCGAAGCCGAGTGGGCCCGGTACATCGACGAGGGCTACGTCGCCGGGGAGATCGCGAACAGCCTGCGGGACCTGGCAGACTCCGACGCCAGCGAGCGGTTCGCCTCGCAGTCGATCGCGGCGTGCCGGGTGCAGGGCCGGGCGCGTCGAGCGTCGCTGTCGTACGCGGCGATGGCCGGGGCGCGTCTGCACGCGGGGGACGTAGACGGCGCTGCGGAGGCTGCACAGCGGTCGTTGGGACTCGCCGAGGGCGTTCCATCGATCCGATGCACGGCGGCCCTCCAGGGGCTCTCTGACGGGTTCGCGCCGCACGGCGGGCACGCGGCGGTTGCCGACTTCGTCGGGGCCCTGGCCGTCGCAGGGCGCTGAATTTCCTGCTCCCGGACTTCTCGCGGGTGAACTGCGGAGAGTAAGTGTGTAGTTCTTACGCTCTCGAGTGGTCAAGGACGCGTACAGTACCCACATGGTGGGATCCCACAAGCACCCGGTCAAAGCGGTGATCTACTGCCGGATGTCCCTGGCCCGGCACGGCGACACGGTGAAGGTGAAGCGGCAGGAGAAGCTCTGCCGCCAGCTCGCAGAGCGGCTCGGCTGGGAGGTTGTGTTCGTCTTCTGCGACAACAACCAGTCCGCCTGGCAGAGGAACCGGAAGCGGCCCGGCTGGGACGAGATGCTTCGCTGGCTTCAGGACGGCCGCGCGAACGCCGTGATCTTCTACCACGGCGACCGGCTGATCCGGCAGCCGTGGGATCTGGAGGTGCTGCTGAGCCTGTCTGACGGCCGCGGTATCAAGCTGGCGTCCCCCAGCAGCATCCGGAATCTGGACGACCCCGAGGACCGCTACCGGCTGCGGCAGGACGTCGCGAAGGCGTGCGCCGAGTCGGACACTATCGGCCGGCGCGTGACGGTGATCCATGAGGAGCGGGCACGCAAGGGGAAGATCCACCGGGGCGGCCCGCGAATGTTCGGCTACAAGCGCTCCGGGAAGATCGTCGAGGCTGAGGCGCAGGAGTACCGGGCTGCGGTGGGCCGGCTGCTCGCCGGGGAGTCGCGCACCTCGGTGCTGCGGGACTGGAACCAGCGCGGCGTGCTCACGACGCAGGGGAACCAGTGGGGGTACACGGCGTTCTCGCGGATGCTGGGCCGCGCGCGGTACGCGGGCCTGCGGTCCTACCACGGGGAGGTCGTCGCGACGGGCAAGTGGACCGGGCTGATCGGTGTCGAGGAGTGGGAGGCGCTGCAGACCGTTCTGGCAGTCGGGTCGGCGCTGTACACGCACGGGGCCGGGGCGCGCCCTGCCTCGTCGAAGTACCTGCTGCCGGGGATTGCCGTGCATGCGGCGTGCGGCGCGACGGTGAAGGCCCACCTGGACACGCGGCCGGACCAGACGGCGTACGTGTGCCGGAACCCGACGTGCACGCAGGCAATGCGCCGGAAGATGTCGCACGTCGACGCCTACGTCGTCGGCCGGGTGCTGCACCTGCTGGCGGATCCGGCGCTGTGGGAGCGGCTGGAGTCGCGCCGCGGTGATGACGGCCTGGGCGCGCAGCTGATAGCGCTGGTGGAGCGCCGGCAGGCGACGGTCGACCAGTTCGCGACCTCGACGACGATGATGCCGGCCACGCTGGACGCGGTGTTGCGGCAGATGGACGAGCAAGCGGGGCAGATCCGGGCGCAGATCGCGCAGCGGCAGGCCGTGCACGCGCTGGACGGCTGCCGGGACATGACGCGGGCGGAGTGGGACGAGCTGCCGACGAACCGGCGCCGAGCGATCATACGGGGCCTGGTGAAGGTGGAGATGTTGCCGGCGCGCCGCGGCCGCGGATTCGATTCGGAGTCGGTGCGGGTGACCCGGTTGAACGCGGACGCCGCCGCGGGGAAGGGCGACAGCGGCGGGTTGGAGCTGGTGGCGTCTGTAGGCGGTCCCGCCCCCGAGTAGACAGGACCGTCGCATCAGGCGGCGCTGGGGGCCGGTGGTCCGGCTTCCAGCGAGCCGCGAGGGCGGGGGATGTTCGGGTACTGGTTGCGGCCGTAGGTGGCGGCCGCGGCGACGAGGGCTATGGCCTTGCCGCAGTTGAGGGCCTTTTCAGCCCACATGTAGCTCTCTCCGTCAGGTTCGACGTCGAGGACGAGCGCGAGCTGTTTCGGTAAGTCGCATTCCGCACGTGCATGTACCGGTGGTTCCATATTCACCCCATTGACCCGTTAGACCTGGCTGATCTTGTGGAATCTGCGCAGGCCAAACACGCTGCCACAAGATTTCAAAGCCGCCAAGGGTTAAGGTCTTACCGCTTTGAACGGTCAAGCCGCAGGTAAATCAGGCTTCTGAGTCGGTCTTCCACTCTTCAGGGTCGCCTGGCTCCCACGGCAGCGGCTTCAACCCTCGCTGCCGCCGCTTGAACTGCTCCCACTCCCGGACCGTCCGACGCAGCTCCTCGTGGTCGTGCGGCTTGCCGGGGTCCTCGGGATCGATGATCAGGAAGGTGATGATCCGGGCGCCGTTGCCGACGGTCAGGTCGTAGCGCTCAGTATCGAGAAGCTCGCCGCCCTCCACCTCCAGGCGCACACGCACGGGAATGCGGTCCTTCAGCGGAGGCAGCGGGGTCGGCGCGTCCGCGACGGTCGGTTTGTCGGCAGGAGGTGCCCCTTTCCGCCGGAGGACGCCTTCCAGGGTTCCCTGGGGCCATTCGAACGCGTGATCGATAGCCTGGAGTGGTCCGATGGGTGGTTTTTTGTACGAGTGGGCGCCTTCGAGGTTCTTGATGGTGCCCTGCGAGACGTTGGACCTCTTTGCCAGCTCGCTCTGTGACCACTTCCGGCGCGCACGTTCCACACGGATGGCTCCGGCGAGCTCGTCCCAGTCGTATGTCACGGTTCCATGATGCCCGATCGATAGGCACCACAGAACAGCCATGACCAGCTTTTGACCAGGACGAGCAACCCCGATTGGCGCGCAAGTGGTTCCTGTGCGCCCATCCGGCCAAACATTGCTCAATGGGAACCACCCTGGCAAGGAACTCTACTTAGAGGTCTTGCGTTCTGAGTAACTGGTTCCTATCTTAGGAACGTGAAGCAACAGAACGGCGCCGCCATCAGGGCGATCCGGACCGCCAAGAAGATCGGCGTCCGGGAGTTCGCACGCAACACCGGCTGTAGCCACGGCTTCATCTGCAACGTCGAAGCCGAGCGCGCGTACGTCTCGGTGAAGAAGCTTCAGGACTTCGCGGACGAGCTGAACGTGCCCCTCGCCGCGATCATGCGGGATCCGTCATGACTCCCGACGAGCGACGCCAAGCCGAGCTCGACCGGATCTTCCAACTCGGCTGGGACGACGGCGCCGACGACGCACCGCTGACGGACAAGGAAATTGACTTCGTCGTGGCACTGATCGACCCGTCGATCATGCTCCGGCCGCTCACCACCACAGCTACGCCGCTGCCCGCAGCGGCCTGACATGCAAAGGGGCCCGAGCCGCCGGCAGCGGACATCGGGCCCAACGGTCACCTGAGTGAGAGGCAACCCGTGAACATCTTCGCACCGCCCAAGCCCCGGGCCAAGTCCGGGCCCACCGCGGCCCCGGCCTCGCCGCCCCGCGTCCCGTCGTTCGAGGAGGTCCGCTTGACCACCCAGAAGCAGCCGGGCCGCGAGACCACCCGTACCGGCCCGGCCGCCGGCTTCGACTTCGGCTTCACGCTGCCGGAGATGACCATGGCCGAGATCGCCGCGATGCCGCCCGCCGAGTGGGAGACCACCCGCCGGCCGATCGCCGCGATCCAGGCCGAGCTGGGCCCCGACCCGCTGTCCGCCGAGCCGATCCCGCTGACCGACTGGGCCGACGCCCTGCACGGCATCGAGGTCCACATCATGCGGCGCTACTCGCAGGCGACCGACGCCACGACGCGGCTGTTGAACCGGCACCTGAGCGAGATGCGCCTCCCGGCCATCGCGGCCAGCCAGGACCTGGAGACCGCGATCGACATGGCGTCGATGGAGGCCGACGGCATCCTGGCGGTGTACGACGCCGAGCGGGCGCAGGCCGAGGCCGACATGGCCGAGCCGCCGGCGATGCTCGCCGACGAGACCACGCCGGCGGTGACCCGATGAGCCCCCAGATCACCATCGGCAACGAGGTCGCCGTGAAGGACGGCCGCCAGGTCGGCCCGCGCTGGCCCGGTGCGCTGCCCAGCTCGCAGGGCTCGCGGTTCGTGCTCGACGTGTGCGGCGTGGCCGCGTTCATCGGGCGCGGCCCGCTGTCGCTGTTCGGCTACACCACCCCGATCTCGAACCTGCGCCGGGCGGAGGTGACGTCGCGATGAGCAACTTCGACCTGCACTGCGATGAGGGCACGGCTCTGCTGCTGGACAAGCTCAAGGGCATCACCGACGACGCCAACGAGGCCCGCCGCCGCGAGCTCGACGCCATCAAGGCGCCGCTGCCGCCGACCATGTTCCCCGACGAGTACGCCGACCACCGCACGGAGGCCGACCGGCAGTACGCGCTGGCGTACCGCTGCGAGCAGCTGATCGAGGAGATCAACGCCACGGGGCTGTTCGACCGGCTCGACGCCGAGGACGAGGCGCTGCGGGTGGCCACCGAGCACTCCCGCAACGACATTACCGAGGCGGCAAGCCCCGAAGAGGCCACGGGCTTCGCCCTCGGCGACACGGTGAACGTCTCCAACTCCGAGCACGACCACTTCGGAGCTCGCGGCACCGTCACCGCCCTGTTTAGCGACGGCCGCGTCACGGTCAAGTTCAACGACGACGGCGACATCGCGACGCTGCGCGCGGCATCGCTGATGCCGTACACGATGTTCATCGCCCAGTCGCAGGACTGGTTCGACATGTCTGAAGCGGCCCACGTCAAGTACCTCGCCGGGATGACCACGTCCGTTCCGGGCGCCAACAACGAAACGATCGACGCCGGGGAGGAGTGGCGCCTCGCCGAGCGCAAGCACCAGAACTGGGTCGCCGCCGAGCCCGAGCACTTCGACGCGGCCGAGGCCGAGGACGTCGCCCGGATCAAGCACGAGATGGACGTCGAGGCGGGCGCGGAATGCGACCCCGAGACCTGCGTGTACTGCGGGGGTGCGTGATGGCTACCGGCCCCGAGCACTACCGCGAGGCCGAGCGGCTGGACGCCGCGGCCGCAGCCGCCTTCAAGGCGGTCCGACCGGAGACGGCCACCTTCATGGCCCACCGTGCGCAGGTCCACGCGACCCTCGCGCAGGCCGCCGCGACCGCCATGAGCACCGACATGGGTGAGATCGACTTCGAGGCCTGGGACGCCGTCTGCGGCGTCCAGGAGGACGAGCACGACGAGGACCAGGAGGTCGATGACCTCGCCGAGGCCGACGCCTGGAACGAGGCCGACGCGGACTACGCCGCGTCGCTGGAGCCGGGAATCGAGGCGGACCTGTGAGCGCCATCGACTACGAGACCGGCGAGCGCGTGTACGTCGCCCAGCGCGGCACCGACGGGCCGTCCGGCAGCGCCACCGTCACCGGCACCGGCCTCGACGGCATCGGCTGCCCGATCGCCACGGTCCTGCTCGACGAGTACGTGACCAGCACCATGGGCCGGATGGCCGGCCGCGATGCCTCAGGCCGCAGTTGGCGTGAGTGGACCGTCCAGACCAGCCAGCTGCGACTCCTGGAGCGTGCCGCATGACGACGTCGACCCTGCCCCGCGTGGCCGCCCTCGTCTGGGACGCCGGCCCGTACTATGCCGCCCGCTCGATCCTGCACGCCCCGGACGAGTCGAACATCGTGTGGCTGGCGCGACCCGTGCTGCCGCACGAGTCGTTCCGCTGGGCCGAGGACGCCGAGGTCCGCCGCGAGCACGTCACGCTCGACGCCGGTGCCTTTGCGGAGCTGGTGTTCATCTCCGGTGCCGACCCCGACGCGCTCGACGACGACGGCGTGATGGCCGTCGCCGACGCAATGCTGCGGCGCCTGCGTTGCAACATGCGCGAGTGCGCCGCCGAGGTCGGCGAGGCGATGGGTGAGGGGCGCGAGACCACCGGCGCCCTGTTCTTCCGGTGCGTGACGCGCACCTCGCGGCTGTTGCTCGGGGGTGCCGCATGACGCCCCGCTGGACCGTCGCGCCCTCGGACCGGACTGCGGTTACCGTGGCCGGCCCGGGCCTGGACGACCTGGTGCACTACGTCGCCGACGCGCTCGCCGAGTCCATCCACTGCGGCGACTCCCGCGCGCAGTCCTGGACCGACTACCTGATCGCCCGCGCCAACCTGATCAACGCCATGGACTACGGCATCGAGAGCGTCGGCCTGGAGCACCTGGAGGAGGCCGTCGCCGACGCCTGGGACGCCCTGGCGCCGGATCTGGCGTCCACGATCCAGCTCGGGATGGCCGAGGCGCGGATGCTCGCCGGGCAGCTGAACGAGGCCGCGGGGCGGATCGGGACGGTGACGGGATGAAGGCGACCGCGTGGGCCGACCAGCAGGCGGCCTCGATTCGACAGAATCGCGGCGGCATCCCGACCGGCGGCGCGCCGGTCGACGCCGCGGCGAGGCTGACCGACCGGTTCCCGGAGCTGACACCGCAGCAGATCGGCGCCGTCGTCATGGCGACCGGCGAGATCATGAGCGACACCTGGGATTTGCTCAGCGCGGCCGGGAACAGCGACGAGGACATGGCGGCGCTGCTGTGCTGCCTGGTCGACACGGCCGGGGAGTACCTGTACGCACCCGAGGGCGGCCCGCGATGACCGGGCCCGTGTTCGTGGGCCGGTTCGAGGTCGGCTCCCCCGAGTGGCACCAGGCGCGAGCCGGTGCCCTCGGGGGCTCCGAGGTCGCCGCCGCGTGCAACCTGTCGACGTTCGAGTCCGCGTTCTCCCTGTGGCACCGCAAGGCCGGGATGACCGGCCCGATCGAGGACAACAACGAGCTGTACTGGGGCCGGCGCCTCGAGCCGCTGCTGCGCGAGGAGTTCGCGCGCCGGCACCCCGAGTACCTCGTGGAGTCCGACCTCGGGATGTGGCGCAGCGGCGAGCACCCGTACATGCTGGCCAGCCCCGACGCGCTGCTGTACCGGCACTCCGGGCTGCCCGAGAAGCGCAGCGTCCCGGAGATCTGGGAGGGCAAGACCGCCCGGATCCGCGACAACTGGGGCCCCGACGGCAGCGACGACGTGCCGGTGTACTACCGGGCGCAGGGCCTGTGGAACTGCATGGTCTGGGGCGCCCCCCGGGTTCACTACGGGGTGCTGTTCGCCGGCAGCGAGTACGCCGAGTTCACCGTCGAGTACGACGAGATGGAAGGGGCGATCCTGCGCGAGCGCGGGCGCCTGTTCGTCCAGTCCCTGCTTGACGGCGTCCGGCCCGAGATCGACGGCCACGAGCGCACCTACGAGACGGTCCGCGAGCTCGCCCCCGGCATCGAGGACTACGACATCGAACTCCCCGGCGACATCGCCCTGCCGTACCTGGAGGCCGTGAAGGCCTACAAGGAGGCCAAGGCCGCCCACCGCATGCACACCGCGCGCGTCGCGGACGCCATCGGCGACGGTCGCCGCGGCTGCTGGATCGGCGACCCAATCGCCCGCCGGCAGCGCAAGGGCAACGCCGACCCCCATCTGGTCTTCATCTCCGAACCGCGCGAAAAGCAGGTGATCACGGCATGAGCAACCCCACCATCGGCGCCGCGCTGGCCACGGTCGACAGCTCCCCCCGGGGACTGGTCCAGCAGTACAAGGGCGACTTCGCCATGGTGCTGCCGTCCCACATGAGCCCCGACGCGTTCGTCCGGGTCGCTCTCGGCGTCCTGCGCCGGAACGACAGGCTGGAGAAGGCGGCCCGCAACGACCCGGGGGCGTTCCTGGCGGCGATGCTCGACGCGGCCCGCTTGGGACTGGAGCCGGGCACCGAGCAGTACTGGCTGATCCCGCGCTTTAACAAGCAGCTGGGCAGGGAGATCGTCCACGGCCAGAAGGGCTACCAGGGCGAGATCGAGCTGATCTACCGCGCCGGGGCGACCGCGACGGTCGTGTGCATGGTCGTGCGCGAGGGCGACGTGTTCGTGTGGACCCCGGGCGCGCTCGACACCCACGTGCCGCCGCGGTGGAACGGCCCGCAGGAGCGGCCGCTGCACATCGTCGACTGGGACGACGAGGAGCGGGAGAACCGTCCGCTCAAGCGCGTCTACGCCTACGGCCTGATGAAGGCCGGCGGCACGTCCGTGGTCGTGGTGCTGACCCAATCGCAGGTCATGAAGGCCAAGGCCGTGAACAAGACCAAGGACGGCGACGAAGCGCCGTGGGTCAAGTGGGAGGAGGCGATGTGGCTGAAGACCGCACTGCACCGCCTGTCGAAGTTCGTGCCCACGTCCGCGGAGTACATCGGCGTGAAGCCGGGATCCCAGATGGGCGCGGCACCCGTGAGGGTGATGCTGCCCGCGGGCCAGCCGACGCCGCCCATGCCGTCGAACGACGACATGTGGTCCGGCAGCCCGGAGGAGCCGGTCGTCGGCCACGACCACGAGGACGACGACTACCACGGCGACTGCGAGGGCTGCCAGGCCGAGTCCGCGGCCCTGGACCGTGAGGCGGCACGGTCGTGAGCGGGCCGCTGCTCAAGCTGCGTCTGGTTGCGGCGGTCGTGGCCTACGGCATCCCAACCACGGTCGAGGCCGGCATCGAGTACGAGCGGTACCCCGGCGCGGTCGCGCTGTCGGTGCTGCTGCTGGGCGCCGGCGCGTCCTGGGCCGGACTGATGGCCACCCGCGACGCCGCCGAGGAGACCGCGGCACTCAAGGCCCGGGCCGCGGTCCCGGACCCGGCACGGCCGGACACCGACACGGACGCGCTGATCCGCGCGGCCGCCGAGGCGGCCTACATCGAGGGCGCCGCCGCCGGCCACGGCCACGGCTACCAGGAGGGCTACGAGGCCGGGTACATCCGGGCCCTGGTGCCCTCAACGGCCCGGCACGGCACCGCCACCACCGGCGTCGGCATGGCCCCGGCCGCCGACACCGCGGTGATGGACGCCGTCGGCGAGCAGTCCGTGGAGCAGCTGGCGGCGCAGGCCGCCGAAGACGCGGAGGCGGCGGACCCGTGGGCCGGCTGGGAGGGCTGGTTCGCGGCGATCACCGACGGGCGGGGCGGCAGGGCCGCGGCATGAACGCCGCCGACCGCACCGCACTGGCCGGGCAGACGCTGGGCTCCGCGGACGTCGTGGCCGTCGAGCGGGTGCTGGCCGGACAGCCGGCCGCGCTGACCGAAGCCGACCAGGCCTACCTCGACACGTGCCTGACCGGCAGCCACGACCAGGCCGCCGACGTGGCCGCCGCTCTGGGCTGCACCCAGACTGCGGTGCTGCGCCGTTACGAGCGCTTCAAGGACCGCCAGCGGCACAGACCCGGGTCCTCGTAGACCCCGGCGGCGAGTGGTCCCCTCCCTCGTCGCCGGAACCCCGCCGGGATGTTCCCCCCCCCAAGGCCGCGCCGCCCCCGGGCGCGGGTTCCCGGCGGTCCGGCCGCCCACCGCTTCCACCGGCGGTGGGCGGCCCCTAGACCGGCCGCCGGGCCGTCGCGGGAACCGTCCGGCGGCCGCCGATCCGGCCCCGCCGCCCGTACCGATGCGGGCGGGCGGCGGGGCCGCACCACAGACCACACACCCGGCCCCGGGCCGGTACAGACCTCACAGAGGACACGCATGTCAGGGATCAAGATGGCCGGGGCGCTGCCCCCCGGCCGTGCCAACGGCCTGGGTCCGATCGCTACGGAGCTGATCGACAACCCGCAGGGCTACAAGATTGTGCTGGCGATCGTCGACTGCAAGGAGACGAAGACCGACACCGACACCGGCGAGGTCAGCCCCACCCTCCGGATCCGCCGGATCGAGGCCATCACCGGCGGCGACCGCGCGGAGGCCCAGCGGCTGATGCGCCGGGCGCTGGAGCGCCGCTCCGGGAGCCTGATGCTGCCGCTGGAGTTCGAGACCGAGCTGGAGTCCGCGTTCACCGACGCCGAGGACGGCAGTCGCTGATGTCCGCGGCCACCCGCACGGCCAAGCGCCACTATCTGATCGCCGGCGTGATCGCCCTGAACGGGCCGCTGACGATCCCCGAGCTCGCCCGGATCCTCGGGCGCACCAAGGCGGCGGTCGCGTACGACGTGGGCTGCATGGAGCACGAACAGCAGGACCTCGTCTCCGAGTTCGGCCCGCAGGAGTTCAACAAGACGCCGAGCGTGCAGTACCGGCTGGCTAACAAAGGTGAGCGCGCGCAGAAGGCGCTTCTGCGCGAGGCCGGCGAGCTTGCGGCCGGCCCGGACGGCGCGTCGTGAGCCGCCGGTGGCGCGGCGCCCGGCCGGTGCTGGCCGTCGTCGACGAGGTCGCCGGCTTCCGCACGCCGGACGACGTCGACGAGGACGCGGCCGTGCTGCTGGAGAAGAGCAACGCCCGCAACCGCGAGCTGTGCCAGGAGAACGAGGAGCTCCGCGCGAGGATCCAGCAGCTGAAGGACCGGCGCGACGCCGAGATGCGCCGCGCCGACGAGGCCGGGGCGGCCCTGGTCAACCAGAACGAGCTGCTGGACCACAAGGACCAGATTATTGCGGCCTTGCGCCTGGAGGTCGCCGAGCTCCACGACAACCACGGTGCCACGTGCGGAGACGCTGCGAACAGCCAGCGCTGGCGCCGCGTCGCGCACGAACTCCAGGACCGCGTCAGCCAGCTGCAGGCCGCGAACGAAGGCCACGACCGGGCGGCGCGGGGGAGGGGGAAGTGAGGCGCCCGCGCACGCTGACTGACGACGATCGGGAACTGATCCGACTCGTCGCGCGCGGCCACTCCAACGAGCAGATCGCTGCCCGGTTCGGCTTTTCGACCCGCACGCTGCGCACCCGCCTGGCGGTGCTCTACCGGATCACGGGAGCGGCGGCCGGCACCGAGCGGGACACAATCCTGGTCCGGGTGCGCATGACCGCCTGGGCCTACGAGAACGGCCTCATGAACGGCGTGAAGCGCGACGCCGCGGCGACGGACATCCCGGTTGAGATCGTGGCCGAGCTGCTGGACCTGTGCCGGGCGATCGTGGCCGACCGGCCGCGCGGGGACCTGCGGGCGCTGGCCAAGCGGGCGCTGCGGGTCGCAGAGGTACCGAAGTGATCCGCCGGGCCGCGCTGGTGCTGGCGTTCCTGGACGGGGCGGCGTCAGCTCCCGACACAGACGAAGGAGAGATCACCCATGCTGGTCATGGCCGCCAAGCCCCCTATAACATCGCAAGCGAACCTTGCGTTGGCGAGAGGAGGCGGCATGGCGGATCTGAGCACGGCGGAGCTGGCCGCCCGGCTGGGTGTGGCCCCGGCGACCGTCAGCGCCTGGCGGAACTTGTCGCAGCCCGGCAAGCGGTACGCGGGCCGGCCGTTCCCCGAGCCAAACTCGAAGCTGGGGAACTCGGTCGGCTGGTCGGAGGACAGGCTTCCGGAGATCGAGGCCTGGGTGGCGGGCCGTCCGGGCTCGGGCGGGGCGCGCGCTCGGAAGGCCCGCAAGCAAGCGTAGAGCCATGCTTGCGTTTGAACTTCACCAAGGCTAGGGTCGAGACAGAACAGAGCGGTCCCGCCGGGTGCGCTAACACCCGGCGGGACCTCAGCTCCAACCAGTCTCTTCTCACGGATACCTGGTGGAACCCATGGCGCAGCCTACTACCTGCCTGCCCGCCGACGTCCCCACGTCGGCCCTGGACTACCTCGGCGCCGACTTCCGCGCCGCCCTCGACGATGGCCGTGCGGACGTCCTCGTCCACGACCTCGACACCGGCACCCACGCCGCCGCCCTGTTCAGCACGGACCTCGACCGGACCTTGTTCGTCGTCGACCGCGCCATCACCGCCGGCGACCCCGTCTCCCGCGCCGCCCTCGGCTACCTCGTCGGCATCTGGTCCGACCGGCCGACGCGGCCCGGGTTCGCCATCGCGCCCTGACACCAGCCGAAGACCCCAGGCGCCGCGCGCACCGCGCGGCGCCGGTCCGGCTTACCCATAAACCCCTCGGCAGCAGGCAGAACAGGATCCTGGTGGCACGAATCCGCACCATCAAACCCGAGACTTTCACCTCGGAGTCCATCGCGGCGTTGACGCTGCCCGCGCGGTGGACTTTCGTCGGGCTGTGGACCTTCGTCGACGACAAGGGCCGCTCCCCCGACAACGCAAAGATCCTTCGCGGTGCGATCTGGCCGAACGACGAGGACACCGTCAGCAGCCGTCATGTCGAGCGGCACCTGGACGAGCTCGAGAGCCACGACATGGTCTGCCGCTACGAAAGCGGCGGCCGACGCTACCTCCATGTCGTGAACTTCGAGAAGCACCAGCGGATCAACCGCCCGACCGAGAGCAAGCTGCCGCCGTGCGACTTCCACGACCTCGGAGGATGGCGTGAGGCCTTGGGCGAACTGCGTGAGGTCTCACCGCAAGGCCCTGACTCATCATCCACGCCTCACTCACAACTCAGTGAGGGCTCGGGGAATGTTTCGAGCGGGACGAACAGTACGAATAGTCGTGCGTCAGACGGTCGTCTGACGCCATCCGGGACTTCCGAAGGGTCCGCGTCAGACGACCGTCTGACGCACGACGGGAAATTTCCTCCAAGCGGGTCCGATCCGCTCGGAGCCCCAGAACACCCTGGTCAGCACACCTCACCCACACCTCACCCACAACTCACTGAGGACTCCCTCCGTACGCGCGGACGCGCGCACGCCGGAAGTGGAAGTGGAAGTGGAAGTGGAAGTGGAAGTGGAACTACTTCCTCGTCGGCTTCGCCTCCGAGCGAGCAATCGGCAACGCCACGCAGCCGCAAGGCGAAGGACCAACCCGAACACCCTCGCTTCGCCGAGTTCTGGGATGCCTACGGCCACAAGGTCGGCCGTCCCGATGCCAAGAAAGCCTTCAACGAGGCCATTGCCGGCGGCGCTGACCCCGACATCCTGATCGGCGCCGCCGGTCGATACGCCAGGCACTGCAAGCGCCTGCGCCTGACCCGCGACCGGATCAAGCACCCCTCCGGCTGGCTCAACGGCGAACGCTGGCTCGACGACCTCGGGCCCGATGAGGACACGCCGCCCGGTACCGCCATCGACGCGCGCGGCCAGCCGACGCGCCCCTCCGGCGTCGCACGCGCCATGGCCGACGGCGCCGAACGCCACGACCGCATGCGCGCCCTCGACGAAGCCGCCGCAGGCCAGAACCCCCCATCGCCCTTCGACATGCTGCCGATCCCCGGGAGTCTGCGATGAACAACCAAGAAGCCAACATCCTGATCTCCGCCATAGCCGCCGGAGACAACCGCACTACCGACGACGAGGTCGCCGCCTACTGGGCCCGGATCCTGCACGACGTCCGGCTGCCCGACGCCCTGGAGGCGGTCGTCCACCACCGGCGCGAATCCACCGAATACCTCCAGCCCGCACACATTCTGCGCACCGTCCGCGCCCTGCGACAGCGCCGCATCGGCGCCGCGAACATCGTTTACGAGCCCATCGGCGAGGAGACCGGCCGCCAGTTCCTTGAACGCGTCGGCGCCCTCATCCGCGCCGCCGGTGACGGACGGCTGGAGAACCGGCCCGTCCGCCTCGCGCTCGTCCCGGCCGGGCTGCCGCCGGTCGTGCCGCCCGATATCGAGGCCGCCATCGAACGGACCCGCGCCGCCCGGGCCGCCGCGTCCGTGCGCTGCCCGCACTGCAATGCCGCCCCGGGCCAGTCGTGCGCCGTGGGCCGCGGGCACCGCGCCGGGTTCATGCACCCCTCGCGCGTCGACGCCCGGAGCGCGTCATGACCACCAGCCACGACAGCCCGCTCTCGGGCCCAACCACCCCGCGCCCGGACATCCCGGACGGGTACTACGCCGTTCCGGACCCGAACGGCCATGGCCAGCTCACCGCATGGCGCGCCGTCAACGGCCACCTCAAGGCCAGCCCAGCGAACGCGCGCTATGGTCCGGCGCTGTTCAAGAGCGACCTGGCCGGCCTGTCTCCGCTGGAGCGGCAGCGGCGCGTCCACGACTGGTTCGAGACCGTCCGCTGGCCGTGGGACCGTGCCATCCGCGCCGCGATCGTTGCCGATCCCGAGGCGGCCGGTGCGCTGTACGCCAAGACCACGGTCCGCTGCCGGGACTGCGGGATCTCGCTGCGCGACCCCGTCAGCAAGCGCGAGGGGCGCGGACCGGACTGCCGGGCCAAGCTCGCCGACGCTGTCAAGGCCGCGACGAAGTACCGGGGCGAGCGGTCATGACCGACGCCCTGTTCGACCTCGACGTCCCGGCGTCCGACCCCGGCGAGAAGCTGTCCGCCGGCCGTCGACTCACCCGACGCCGCGCCGCCCAGCTCGCCGCCGGCATCCACCCGCTGACCCGCGGACCGCTCCACCCCGACGCCGCACCCGCCGAGCCGCGCGACGCACCCGGACTGCGGTGCGGCGGCTGCAAGTGGCGCGTCGCCAACCACCTCGGATACCCGAAATGCGGCCACCCACAGACCCCGGCCTCGCACGGACCGGCCACAGACGTCCGCGCGTACTTCCCGGCCTGCCCGCTGCACGAAGCCCGGCCCGACCAGGAGTCCTGATGTCCACAACCGCAACGCACGAACTCGTCCCGTTCACCGACGCCGCCACGCGCATCGCCGAGCGGATGAGGGCCCGCGACTGCTGGATTGTCACCATCCCGCCGAGCAAGTTCGCCGCCGCGGCCCAGCGCCTCGGCAGGCTCCACGGTGCCGTGGTCTACGCCGAGAACGGCACCGACACGGTGTGCGTCGCCGCGAACCCGACCGCCTCGGCCGCGCTCGCCCTCGGCGCCGATGCCATCGGGCCGTACCTGGCGGGCGTGGCCACCGTCCCGAAGACCGTCCGCCGCAAACACCTCGCGCGGGCCTTCGGTCGGCAACTGCCCGGCGACGAAGCCCAGGACGTCCTGCTCATCGAGGGCGGACCCGACGAGGGCCGCTACGTCTGGCCGGCCGTGTTTGTCGAAGCCGTCGCCGTGGACAGCCCCGAGGACGCCGCCCTGATCCGGGCCTCAGGAACGCCCGGCACCAGGCGCTGGGCCACGCCCGCCGACGCCATGGCGGCGATGCTGGCCGCCGCCGAGCTGCTCAACGCCACCACCACTCGACCCACGAACGGAGACACCTGACATGCCCATCCCCACGGACGCCGAGTGGGACCTCGGCGACGACAACCTCGGCCGCAACACCCTCAAGGCCCTCGTCGAGGCCGGCATCACCCCGGCCATGGCCGACGGCATGAGCGCCGCCGAACTCGAGCGCGTGAAGGGCCTCGGACTGGCCCGGCGCGGACGGGTCACGGCCGGCCTGACGAAGATGCGCGCGCTGGCCGAAACCGTCTCGACACCCCAGACGGCCTTGCTCGGCGAGCTCGCGCCGTCGCTGAAGCACGCCGAGCGGCACGTCGCCGACTACGACCCGCAGCGCCCCGCCGCCCACGAACTCATCGAAACCCCGGACCTCCCGCAGCTGGCCGAGGCCATCGGCGACCCCGACGCCGAGCAGGTGCTGTACCGCGTCACCTACGAGCGCGTCGGCCGCCGCGGCGGCCAGAACGGCCCGCCCCCGCCGCCGGCGCTGACCGTCTGGGCCCTGACCGCCGACGCGCTCGCCCGGGAGATCCGCACCGACGTCCGGCGCTACCTGGCCTCGAAGGACATCGAGGTTCACGTCGACCTGGAGACCGGCCGCGGCTCGATCCAGGCCGGCTGGAACAACGGCGGCGACTTCACCATCGAGCGGGTCGCGAGCACCGAGATGGCAGGCGCCTGATGGCCAACCTGACCGCGGCCGCGCAGGCCGCCGCCGACGCTGCCGAGCGCGTGCAGGCCGTGCTCGACGCCCGGCCAGCCGAGGACGACCGCCCGTCGAGCCACATTCTGTGGACCATTCCGCATCCCGACGGGCGCGGCTGGTTGCACCTGACCGAGTCGGACCTGCGCGCGCTCCTGGCCGACCGCCTGGGGATGCTGCGTGCGATCCGCGACCTCGCCACCCTCACCGAGGACCAGTGGACCTGCGGCGACAACAAGCCGCTGTACGGCGCCGTCCTGGCGCTGCGCAACCGGCACGCCGCCGCCATCGCCACGCTGCCCGCCGCAACCTGCGAATGCGGCTGCCAGCCGGGCCGGCCCTGCGGCTGCGGCCTGGAGGACTGCGAGTGCATCGGCGACTGCCCGGTGTGCGACGCCGACGGTGCCACCCACGTTTTGAGCGCAGGTGTCGGATGAACGTCCACGAGACCGCCTCTTCGACGCGCATCCGCCAGCTGGTCGCCGCCGTTGACGGCCAGAAGGATCCGAGGCTCACCCTCACGGCCCGGGACGTCGGCTGCCTGAAGGTGCTGCTGGTTGACTGGGACGCCTCGGTCGAGGCAGGCGTCGAGCAGGAGCAGGAACTGCAGGAACTGCAGCGCGCCCGCGCCGAGCTCGCCGCGGTCGCCAACGCCGGCGAGTTCGGCATCGTCGCACTCCACGCCTGCGACATCCGCTCCACCTGGATCCAGGTCCACCACGTCCCGTGCGCCGAGGTCGTCTTCGGCGGCACCGACGACGCCGAGGACACCGACGCCGGCGAGCTCCTGGCCCGGATGGCCGCGCACCGGTGCGACGCCGTCGCAGAACCCCGCGACGTCAGCCAGATGATCGGCATCGACGTCGCCGGCGACGGCACGGTCACCGCGGTGGTCCACGGCTCCCGCGCGCTGGACGACCAGGAACAGGAGGCGATGGCCGAGATCCTGCGCGCCACGCGACGGATGGAGCGCGAGAAACGCCAGGAGGCGGCACGACAGCGCGACGAGGACGTGCGGGCGGTAACCGAGGTCGTCGCGGCCGCCCACGCCGGCACCCCGATGGACGTCATCCGCGCGGCCCGGCGCCTGGGCGACCGCTTCGACGACCGCATCGCCGACTTCCAGCAGCGCAACGCCGAGGGACCGGTGAGCGGCGGATGAGCGAGGACGCCAGCGCGACGGTACGACTCAGTGACCTGACGGTCAGGTACCCCGAAGACGGTGGAACCCCGGTCTCCTGGGGGCTCTTCCGCGAGGTCATCGATCCCGAAGTGGTTGCCCATCTCACCATTCCTGGCGAGCCGGTCTCGAAGGCACGTGCTCGGTTCACCAAACAGGGCAGCAAGATTCGCACCTTCACCCCGGAGAAGACGCGCACCGCCGAGGAGACTGTCGCCACCCACTTCCGCCGCGCCCAGCCCGGCTGGAAGACGCCGACTGAGGGCGACTTCGGCGTGATCGCCGTCTTCTTCTGCCACACCTTTCAGCGGCGCGACGTCGACAACATGCTCAAGCTCGTCCTTGACGCCTGCAACAAGGTGGTCTGGCTCGACGACGCCCAGGTCACCGAGGTCAGCGGGCGTGTCGTTCGGGGCGTTCCCGAGGCCCGCTCTGAGATCGCCATCTACCGGACGTGGGGGGACGGGCGCCCCGAGCGGGCGTGCAAGCACTGCGGTAAGAGGTTTCGCATCTACAGCTCCACGCAGGGACGCAACCAGCGGTTCTGCAGCAGGGACTGTAGCTACGTCAGCCGGCGGGCAAAGCGGTGCAAGACCTGCCCCGTGTGCCAGACCGAGTTCCATCCCCAGCCGGGCAAGCCACTCGAGCACTGCTCGCGCGAGTGCTACTCGGCCTCCCGGAACGTCCAGGTTTCCTGCGTCGAGTGCGGTAGCGAGTTCACCAAGCCGCAATCGCTCGTCAAGCGCGGCAACGCCTACTGCAGCGACGCGTGTAAGGCAGCGTTCTGGCGGAAGCAGCGCGCCAAGAGCGCCAGTGGGACGTGCTTGGTCTGCCAGGGACCCACCAGCAAGAAGACGTACATGCGCTGCAACGCGTGCATGCGGGTTGGCCTGGCGAGCCCTGCCGAGGTCTTGCTCTCCGTTGAGCCCCTGGCCAGCGAGAAGAGCGATTCATGAATCGTGTCGGCTGCGGCTCGTGCGCCTGTACCGGCTGTCCGTACTGCGTCCGCGAGCGGTTCACCGACGAGGCCTGCGATTGCCCCGAGCAGACCGACGGCTGCGGCTACTGCGGATGCCCCGGCTGCGGCGACTGCATCGACGACGAGATCGGTCCCTGCGGATGCCACCAGGAGGCCGCCGCAGGGGCCCAGGAAGCCCGAACGGGCGTTCCGCGTCCACCGACCTAGACAAGCCGCTGCGAAGCCCGCAGCGGCCCCCGCAAGACGATCAGAGGACGAACAGCATGACCGACGCTCTCGAACACGCCACCACCCAGTGGCACGAGATCAACGCCCGCATCGGCGACGCCTCCGGCGGCGGCTACCCGCCCGACCCGTACCTGTACGCCGCCCTCCTGGACGCCCGCGCCGGATGGTGGGACCACCTCGGACAGCTCGCCGACCGCCCGGAGTGGTCGACGGACGCGCAGCACGACGCCCGGGGCAGGATCCGCGACGTGTACGCCATCGCCTGCTCCTACGCCGCCGAGCTCAACCGGAACGACGCCGCGGCGGTCCGGTTCCGCTACCGCATTCCGACCCTGCACCCCAAGACCGACGCGGCCCGCATCGGACTGGACAGCACCTGCCGGGAATGCGGACGGCCCATGAAGCTCGACCGCTACGCCGAACCCAACCGCTGCCCGGCATGCCCGGACCTGCTGTACGGCATCACCCCGCACAGCGCCGAACAGGCCAAGACCTACCCGCCCGGCCAGCAGTGGGTACCGGGCCCGGACCGAACGGAGGACTACGACGGTGACTGAGCCCGCCACCAACCCGGCCGCCGCCACCCACCACGCCCAACCCCGCACCGACGAACAGCACCGCGCCCTCGCCGGCCTCCAGCTGCTCTACGGCGAAGCCCAGGACGACATTCAGCGTGCCGACCGCCTCATGCGCCGCTCGATGGAACTGCGCGCCCACCTCGTCGCCCGCATGGTCGCAGTCCTCGGCGACCAGGACTCCGTCGCGCAGACCCTCGGCCAGCCGGCCCAGTTCGTCCGGGCCTGCGTGATGCACGCCAACGGCCACGCGCTGGGAAGGCCCGCACCGCAGGTCCCGACCGCCCCCGCCGACGCGCAGGAAGGGGCCCGCAATGGGTGAGACCCGGAAGCCGCGCCGCATTCACGTCGTGACACCACGGCCCCCCAAGCGTCCCGTGCCGGTCCTGTACCTCGACCTCGACGGCACCGTCCGCCAGGGCAAGGACGACGAGCTCGGACGCTTCGTGAACGGCCCCGAGGACGTTGTCGTGTTCCTCGAGGCCGTGGAGATGATGCGCCGCTGGAAGGCCGGCGGCGGCCGAATCGTCGCCGTCAGCAACCAGGGCGGTATAGCCCTCGGCATCGTGCCCTTCCGGAAAGTCGCGGCCGCGATGATCGAGACGCAGCGGCAGACCGGCCACCTCTTCGACAAGGTCACCTTCTGCCAGCACCACCCCGGAGCCGAACACCCCGAGATGGCCCGGTGCTGGTGCCGCAAGCCGTCACCCGGCCTGATCATCGAGAGCGCGCTCGCCCTGGCCGAGCAGTTCCCCGGCGAGATCTACCCGCCGTACATGGGCCTCATGGTCGGCGACCGGCCCGAGGACCAGGAGTGCGCGCGGCTGGCCGGGCTCGACTTCCAGTGGGCGGCCGACTGGCGGGCGCGGGCAGGGGCCAGCGATGGCTGAGCCGACGAAGGCTATGACCCTACGCCTCCCCGCCGAACTCGCCGACGACCTGGAGGTCGTCGCGTACGTCAATGAGCAGCCGATCTCCACGGTGGTCCGCGAGGCCATTGCGGCCCACATCGAGGCCCGGACCGCCGACCCGGCGTTCCGGGCCCGGCTGGGCGCCACCATCGACCGCGCCAAGGCGCTGCTGGGAGACCACAATGGCTGAGCCCCAGAACCGGCCCGGACCTCGCACCCAGGCCCTCGCCGGCGGCGCGGCCGCCGCAGGACTGGCCGGGCTCGCCACCTACAGCGTGCCGGGCACCGCCGGGCTCATAGCGTGGATCGCCGGCACGGCCGCCATCGCCGGAACGGCCGGAGCGGTACTGGCGTACCGGGACCGACGCGAGAGGCGGGGCCGCGATGCCTGAGCCGATGAGCGACGAGCGGCTGGCCGAGATCCGCGCCTGGGATGCCGAGCGCAACCCGACCACGGTGCGGAAGCGGCCGAACTCGGCCGTCGCGCACCGGCACGAGCTGCTGGCCGAGGTCGAGCGTGCGCGCGCCGAGCTGGCCGCCGCGACTGCGCGGGCCGAGACGGCCGAGGCCGCGTACCACCGCCTCGACTCCGCGCAGGCCGCCGAGGTGGCGCAGTTGCGGCTCAAGCTCGCGACTCGCGGTGATCTCATGAACGGCCTTGACGGCGAGGTGGAAGGCTTGCGTGCCCGCGCCGAGCAGGCCGAGGCAGAGCTAGCCGAGCTGCGGGAGCGGCTGGGTGGTCAACGTCGGCAGTGGGGCGTGCGCATGCGGGATACCGATGCCGCCGAGGACATCGAGGTCATGTCCAACAAAGCCCAGGCGCGCGAGTGCGCAACGGCATGGCGTGGCGAAATCCCGAATACCAACCCAACCGTCATGTACCGAACCGAGCGCCTTGTCGGGCAGTGGCGCGGTGCCGACGCCGCGCCGAGCACCGCCCTGGAGCGCGCGACCGCCGAGCAGGACGTTGGGGGAGGTGCCGGCAGTGGCTAAGCCCACCGGCCGCGCCGTGATCCAGCGGGTCTGCGAGCACCACCGCGGCGACCCGCCCGAAGTCCTCGTCCCCGCCATCATGAACGCCCTCAAGGGTCACGGCCTGCACATCACCACCGACCCGACCGCGGCCGCCATTGAGTACTGCGGCGGCAGCCGCTATCGCGTCCGCCTGCAGAACGGGCGATGCCCCGTGTGCGGCTGGACGCCGAACCCCGAGAGCGAGGACGGTCATGGCTGAGCCGGCCGCCGATCGCGACGCATACGAGCAGGTGAAGCGCGCGCTCTCCGACCCCGACTGCCCCTGGCCCGACGTCGTCACCTGGATCGACGTCCTCATCGAACAGGCCCGGCGCAGCCCCGAATACCAGCTCGAACGCGACTGGTACCGCACCTACCATGCCGTCGACATGGACGAGATCCTGGCCACGCCCGAAGGCCGGCGCGGGTTCCAGATCGGAACGCTGTACGCCCGCTGCCAGCAAGAATGCGGAACCGCCCGACCCGAACAGGAAGCCGCCGATGGAACCTGACACCACCACCCCGCAGGACACCGCCGCGGACGAGCCCGGCACCGACAACGGTGCCGCGCTCGTCACGGCCCTCGACGAAGCCGCCGTCACCACCGCGCAGCTCGCCGCCGGACTCGCCCAGCTCGCCGCAGCCGTCCAGCAGCTCGGCGGCCTCGTGGTCCAGTTGCTCAACTCCCGGATTCTGTGCCACCGCTGCCACCACGACCGCGCGGCCGCCCACCGCCGCGGCGTCCAGGCCCAGGACCTGCCGCCGATGGCCATCGCCAACCTGATCATCGCGGGCAAGGGCGTGTGTACCAGCCACGCCGGCGGCGCCGACCTGCTCATTCCCGGGCACTGACATGGCCGACGACGAGAACGCCGGGCGCGTCGAAGCCGTCGTGGCTGAGGCGACGGGCGTCTTCGGCCACCAACTCCTGGTCGAGATGAAGTCGCTGGCGCCGCTCTGGAGCCCCATGCGGGAGTACCCGCCCACCGACGCTGCGGAGGTTGCCGCGAGGGTCACCGCGCGGCACAAGCGCGCACAGAGCGCGCTCGCGGCCGCCGTCGCCGAGTGGAAGCAAGTGCGCGTTCGTGCCGACTCGCCGACCGTCAGCGCCGTACTGGCCATCCACTGCCCGCAGGAAGCGTACGAGCGTCCCGTGTGCGCCGAGTGCCGCGAGTCCGGTTGGGACGGTGCGGACCCTGTGTACTGGCCGTGCAACACCTACGCCGCGATCAAGGAGAGCGCCCCGTGACCAGCCCCGACCTCACGGCGTTCCTGGCCGCGCGCCTCCGCGAGCTCGCCGCCATCGCCCAGGCCGCGCTCGACGCCGCCATCAACCGCGGGCAGCCGCCCCGCCGGCCCGGCGCCTGGCACACCCCCGGCGAGGACCCGGGCATGCCGTCTTCGTTCGAGCTGCACTTCGAACCCGAGGCGATCCTCCTGGACACCGCCGCCATGCAGGCGATCCTGGCCGAGCACGAGCACGTGGCCGCCGACCGGCCCGACCGGGCGGCCGGAATCGACTTCGGCTGCCGGACGTGCCACAACGACCCCGACTGCGGCGAGACCGGGGCCCACGGCTGGTGCAAGACCACCCGGCACCTGGCCGCGCCGCACGCCCACCACCCCGAGTTCAAGCCCGAATGGAGCCTGACGTGACGGACCAGAACCCGTACCAGCCGGTTCCCGTGAACATCCCGGACGGCCACCCGGCCCTCGACACCAGCGGCTTCACCGACCTGCGCGCCCTGGCCGAGGCCGGTCTCTCGGCGACACAGGGCATGGCGAACGTCAGGGGCACCATGGACGCGCTCCCGTCCAGCGCCGACCTGGCCGCCGCGATGCAGACCCTGGCCGCGGCCGGGATCAGCGTGGACCACCTCACCACCCCCGACGGCATCCGGGCGGCGCTCTCGCCGGGCTCCTACAGCGGCCCCGAATTGCCGCCCGGCGTGGCGGAACTGCTCAACGGCCCCAGCGCGAACCAGCCACCGCGGCGCGGCCTGCGCCCGGTTGGCCACACGTGCCACCGGTGCGGACAGGCCGCCACCCACCAGTGGCCGCGCCGCGCCACCGACCAGGAGGCCGAGGACTGGCACGCCGCGCGCGAGCAGTGGATCCGGCAGCACAACGACGGACGCCCCGAGGCCGAGTACGTTTCGGACCGGTCGGACACGGTCACGGTGGCCGTGCACGGGTGCGACGACCACAAGCTGACGCCCGAGATCCCGGTGGACAATCCCGAGGCGGCGCAGATCGCTTTGGACGCTGGCGCTGCCCGGCGGGCGCTGGTTCACGATGCCGACTGCGGAGGCCACGGGGCGTGCGGATGCGGTGGCGGCGATGACCGAGCCGCCTGAAGTGCGGGACGCCGCGAAGTATCTGTTGCACTGTCTGGCGCAGGGAGCTGAGCCCGTGACGATACGGCTCAACCCGAGTCCGGAGCCGACCGAGGCGCAGATCGCCGAGTGGCAGGAGCGCCTGGAGGAGGCGATGCAGGACCCCAAGTTCCACCGTCTCAGGCCTCTCGGCGTGAGCGACGAGGAGCTGGACCGCACTGAGTGGGAGCGGGAGGTGCGGCACAAGCTGGACTCGGCGCTGTTCGCGCTGGAGAACGGCTGGAGCTACACGTGGGACCGGCCGTACGAGTATGCCGCGCTCGAACGCAGCGGGCCCGAGGAGGAGGACGATGGCGACTGACCTGCACGCCGCGATCCGCGAGCGGCTGGAGGAAGTTCAAGGCCCGTTCCCGGATGTTTTCTCGGCGATCACGGCCCTGCTCGACTGGCACGCGCTTGGCTGGCAGTACTACGAGGAGCCCGGCAAGCTGCCGAACTGGTGTCACGCCTGCAACGACATCGGGCCCTGCGAGACGGTCCAGATCATCGCGAGGGAACTGGGGATCGAGACGTGAGCGAACAGATCACATATTTCGCTGGTGCGGTCATTGGAGGCCTGATCGCCGCCGCGTTCAACTGGCTTTTCTTCGGCTGGCTCGCCCGACGCCGGGCAACGAAGGGGCGCTGACGTGAGCGGCGACTACGACGACCAGATCAAGTGCCAGATCCTCGGCGCCTTCGGCTTCAGCTCCGAGGACGAACTCGACCCGGACGGCAGCTACCGTGCCGCACTCGCCGAGTACCGGGCGCGCGAGGAGGCGTACCGGGCCGCGCTGCCCGGTCGGATGGAGGCGGCGGCAGCGGAGGTCAACGAGCGACTGCGCGCCTCGGGCGTCCTGCCGCCGGGGTGCGAGCTTACGTTCGCAGTGGTTGAAGGGGGCTGATGTGAGCTACTGCATTCTGACGCTCGGCGACATCCTGACCGCCGAGGAGCTGGCGGGCCAGCCGTTCGCGGCCGACACCGTGCTGAACGACCCGGCGTTCATGCACTACATGCTCGGCGCGAAGTTTGCCCAGATGGGCGATGAAGAACGACGGAAGTACGTGCTGTACGCGGTCGGGTTCGCGAAGATCTACGGCGCGCCACTGCGGTACGCCATGCTCGACGCGCTGATGTACGACTCGGCACCGGTGCCCCCTCGGAGCCCCTTCTACGAACGGGGCGGCCAGTGAGACGCCGACAGCCTGAAGCGCCCCGCTGCCTGCACACCCGCCGCGAGCCAGTCCAGACCCTCGGCGGCGAGCTTGTGGCGCAGCTCTGCCTCACCTGCGACGCGGAGCTCACTGCCGACTACCGGCCCAGCCTGACCGACCTGTTTTTCAACCCGGCCCTGATCGAGCAGAGCGGCCGATGAGCGGGCTACCCGCGCCCCAGCGCGACCAGCCAGCACTCCGGGCAGCCGTCCGGCCCGACGGTACGCAGCGGGTGCAGCGAGCACGCCCGGACCACACCATCTGTTCGGCCCAGCAGATTCAGGGGGCCGTGCTTCATCTTGACCGGGACGGCCGCGGGCACCGTCAGATCCATCGGCTCGATATCGGCCAGGCCGAGACCGAACGATGCGAACACGGCGGCCAGTTCCACCCGAACATGATCTCACGCACCGGAGACAGGCCATGACCGCCCAGATGTGCGACGCCCCCCACCGCGACAACCCGCCGACGGCCGCCGGAGGACTGCGGCTGTGCTTTGGACACCTGGCCAGCGTGCAGGACGCGCTGACCGGGCCGAGCGTGCAGGAGGACCCGACCGCCGAAGTGCAGTGGGGCGTGCACCACGGCACCCGCTACATCCGCTGCGAAAACCGGGACGCTGCCGGGCTGCTGGCTGCTGGCATCACCCGCCAGCTCTCCGAGCGGTACGAATTCTGGATCGGGCCGAAAGACGCGCCCTACGTAGCCTGCAACGACGGTACCGGCTGGACCGACCCGCGCGACTGCAAGCCCGGCGGACTCGCCCGCGACTGGACCGCGCTGGCCGGCCTGACCGGACACAAGACCGCGTCCGGCGCCTACGTCACCGGCAGCGCCGAACCGCGCCTGCCCATCAACCCGGCCGTGGCCACCCTGCGCGACCGCATCCCGGGCGTACTCGCGTCGTGGGCGCGGGTACACGTCGAGGAGCTGAACGCCACTCCGCCGTCCGGCGACAGTCCCGGCGTGCTGTGCGCGTGGCTCGCCCGCTCGATCGACTGGGCCGCCGCGCAGCCGTGGGCCGGGGAGTACGCGGCCGAGCTCGGGGAGCTGCGAGGACGGGCCAGAGCGCTGATCGACCTGCCCTCGCGGCCGCGCGCCACGATCGGGGACTGCGTCGAGCGGCACGAAGGGCAGCGCTGCCCCGGGACGCTTACCTCGGCGATCCGCGAGGAGCACGACCCGCGCGCCAGTCTGATCGAGTGCGACACGTGCGGGGCGGCGTGGGACAGTACGCAGTGGATGCGGCTTGGGCAGCGGATCGCGACGCAGGCGAGGAGGATGGCGGCGTGAGTGACGGAGACCGGAACATGGCGGGTATTGAATACAGCGTGAGTCGTACCGTGGCCGCGAACGTCAGGAAGCTGCGGCGCGCACGCGAATGGTCGCAGGATGCGCTGGCCGAGCGGGTCGCCATGGCAGGCATGCCCAGCCTCGACAGGCAGAAGATCAGCAAGGCCGAAAGGGGCTATCGGGCCACCTTTTCTGTCGATGAGCTCGTTGCTCTTGCCGCCGCGCTTGACGTGCGCCCCGAAGAGCTCCTCACTCCCTTTGAGTGTTTGCAGTGTCGCAACACGCCCCCGGCCGGCTTCGCCTGCAAGACGTGCGGCGCATCGGCGTGACGGACATTGCCACGTGGCTTGGGCGGCAGCTCGACGAAGACGCAATGTGGGCCCGGGAGGCAAGCAGAGACCGTCACGGCGACGTCCCGACCGGATCCCACTGGCAGTGGGTCAACAACCACGACGACCGCGTACTGACACCTGACCCGGCGGCCGAGGAATGGCTCGACGAAGACAGCGAAGCCGGGCAACCGGCGCTTCGCAGCGTCGAGGAATTTGACGCCGGCAGCTACGAGCTGCCTCAGTTCCCGATCCACAATGCCGAGGAGATCCTGACCGTCGTCGCCGGGCACATCGTTCGCCACGACCCGGCCAGCGTGCTGCGCGACGTCGCAGCCAAGCGCAAGATCCTGGTCGCACACTGGGACGGACACGGCTGCCCCACCTGCCTGATCGAGATGGACGCCGACGAAGACACCGACGGCAACCAGCACCAGTACCCGGTCATGCACTGGACGACGCCGTGTCCGACGACGCGCTGGCTGGCCGCAGCCTATGACGGCCGACCCGGGTACAAGGATGAGTGGCGGCCGTGAGCGGCAGGCGCGCAATCTGCATTCCGGACTTCCTCGAAGCACTCGGCTTCGAAGGGCTTGCCGACGACATCAGAATCACGCGTAGCCTATGGGTCTCGCGCTTCGACGACGCCGTGGCAGCAGTCGCCGGTGAAGTTCTTCGCGACGCCACACGTCTGCGCGAAGCCACCGAACCGCCCTGGTCAAAACGTCAGCTTGACTGATTGATCGCTGGCGAGCAAAAATCTACGTAACGTGCACGACGTGCGCCCCGACAAGCCCCGCCACCGAGCGGGGCTTCGCCGTTTCCAGGGGGGTGAACGCATGCCCCTGATCACCGTCGCAGACGCCGTCCAGCTCTTCCGCAAGCCGGCCGGAACCATCCGCCGCTGGATTGCCGAAGACGGCATCACCGGCCAGCGCGACCCCCGCCTCGCAGGCCTACGCGGACGCCGCATGGTCTACCCCGGTGACCGGCTCCAAGACGCCTACGACAAGCGCAGCAGCGTGACGCACTGACACCACCACCGCGACCACCACCAGGAGCACCACCATGTCGAACATCGTCACCGACCTTCCGATGACCGAGTGGGTCATCCAGTACAACGGCACCGGCTCCCTTGTGGAGCAGTCAGTCAACGCCGCCTACTTCACCGCCGAGTACAACAGCGTCTTCGTCGAGTTCAAGGACGGCGCCCACAAGGTCGTTCTGGCCGTCCAGCGCGAGGCGGTGCTGTCCATCGCCCGCCAGGACGCCCAGTAGGCGCACCCACTGACTCCCGGCCGCGTTCGTGGGTGCGCGAAGCCGGGCGCGGACCACAGCGTCCGCACCCCCGGCCGAGCAGGTGGCACCTCCGGCCGGGGGCCAACCCACACCACACCCGCAACCCACAAGGAGAAACCCATGGACCTGCACGCCCTTATCACCGACATCGAGAACGCTCTGGCCAACCTCAAGGCCCACGTCCTCGGCGACGGCGCCGACCTCGCCAAGACCGCCGAGCGCGACGGGGAGCAGCTCGCCCACGACGCCGAGACCGCCGCCGCGCCCGTCATCACCGAGGCCGAGAACGACGCCCGCGGCCTCGCGGCCGAAGCCGCCGCCGACCTGTCCGCCACCGTCGTCACCGACATCCCGCCGGCGGCCGACACCACCGCGGCCCCGGCCCCGGCCCCGGCCGCCGAGCAGGACACGCCCACCGCCTGATGGCCGACAGCGCAACGGTCGCCGTCCCGATCGAGACCAAGCACGGCGACGGCTGCACCTGCCGGTCCGTCGGCGAGATCCACCTTGACCTCGTCGCAGCCAGCCGCAGCTGCCCCGGCGACCGCAACCCGCACCGCGCCGGAAGCCTCGCGCAGCAACTCGAGCCGTACAGAACGCCGATCCAGGGCACCGTTGTCATCACGTGGCCCGCAGCCGCCAAGCCGCCGGTCCACGGCGCCCCACTCATCCCGTGGCAGATGGAGATCCACGACCACGCGACCGGCGAGCAGATGCTCGGCGTCAGCGGCCTGCGCATGACCATCGGCGGCGAATCGTGGAACGACGAGGTTATCTGCGTCGACCTCACCGAACTCGTCGGCGACGACGGCAAGCCGCAGCACGGCAAGCCCGTGGTCCCGGTCCGCGACCCGGACAACCCCGAGCGCGTCCGCACCGCCGTCTTCCGGTACTACGTTGCCGAGATGCGCACCACCCGGCCCAACCCGGCGTCCGTGCACTGCCACGCGTTCCCAGCCGACGACAGCGAACAGCCCGCAGGAGTCGGATCCTGCAAGTGCGGCATGACCTGGCAGCGATACCAGCAGCTCGTCACCGACGAAGCCGCCGGCATCCGCTACCTCCACGAGACAGCCCGACCCGTCGACCAGTACGGGGACGCGGCGGACTCCGCGGAGTAGCGGGTATCGGAAGGCGCTGACCCATGAAGCGCGAACCAGACCCCGTACCCATCAAGCAACGCTGCACCGGCCACAGCTCGCGCACCGGCGAGCCCTGCAAGCTGTGGCCGGTCAAGGGCGCGACGGTGTGCCACAAGCACGGCGGCCGCGCCAAGCAGGTCAAGGCCAAAGCCGAGGAACGCCTCGCCGAGCAGAGGATCCGCAGAGCCATGGCGACCTACGGCGAGCCCATCGAGATCGACCCCGCCGCGGCGCTCCTGGCCGAAGTCCACCGGACCGCCGGTCACGTCGCGTGGCTCCAAGAGCAAGTTGCCCAGCTCGACGACAAGGACGTCGGCTGGGGCAAAACGCGGGTCAAGACCGGCGGCGAGGACCACGGCACCACCGAAGAGGCCAAGCCCAACGCGTGGCTGGTCCTCTACCAGGAAGAACGCAAGCACCTGGTGCGCGTGTGCGCCGAGGCGATCCGCTGCGGCATCGAGGAGCGGCGGGTGAAGCTCGCCGAGTCGCAGGGGCAGCTCGTGGCCGGTGTCATCCGTGCGATCCTCGGCGACCTTCACCTGAGTGTTGAGCAGCAGGCGATGGTGTCCGAGGTCGTGCCGCGCCGACTGCGGGAGCTCGCGGCGTAGCCGAAGGGAGGCGACGGTGAGCCACGAAGACCCGACCGACCCGCCGTCGAACTGGTGCCACTGGCCCGTCACCCGGCTTACCGACCGCCTGTACTACGGCTGGCCCGAGGGGGAGGCCAAGCCGTGGTTCTGGCACTGGTGCACCACTAACAACCGGTGGGACGGCACCGGCACCGGACGCCACGAGCTCGTCGCGCGCGAGCCGCTGCATCTGGAGCCTTCGTTGTACTGGCCCGAGTGCTGCGGGCTGCACGGCTGGGTGCGCGACGGCGCCTGGACGCCGGCCTGACCCGATCGGGGTGAGCGGTGAGCGCCACCGTCGACTGGGTCGAGTTCGCCGCCGCCGAGTTCGAGCGGCGCAGCCCCGAGGACTACCGTGCCGACCCCGGCGCCTGGGTTGCCGACAAGCTCGGCGAGCACCTGTGGTCCAAGCAGGTTGCCATCACCGAGTCCGTGCGGGACGTCCGGCGCACCGCCGTCCAGTCCTGCCACGGCGTCGGGAAGTCGTTCGTCGCGTCCCGGCTGACCGCCTGGTGGCTCGACGTCCACCCCGCCGGCGAGGCCCGCGTCGTCACCACCGCGCCCACCGGCGACCAGGTCAAGGCGATCCTGTGGGCCGAGATCAACGGGGCCGCGTCGAAGGCCCGGGCCCGGAAGAACCCGTTCAAGGGCATCGTCAACCAGACCGAGTGGATGCTCGACAACCAGCTGGTGGCGTTCGGCCGCAAGCCCTCGGACTACAACCCGCACGCGTTCCAGGGCATCCACGCCAAGTACGTGCTGGTCATCATCGACGAGGCGTGCGGCGTCCCCAAGCAGTTCTGGACCGCCGCCAACTCCATCGCCACCGGCGAGCACTGCCGGATCCTCGCGATCGGCAACCCCGACGACCCCGGCTCGTACTTCGCGCAGGTCTGCGCCGGCGGCGACTGGAACCTCATCGAGATCTCCGCGTTCGACTCGCCGAACTTCACCGGCGAGGAAGTCCCGGACGCCCTGGCCGAGATCCTCGTCGGCCGCACCTACGTCGAGGAGATCCGCCGCGACTACGGCGAGCAGTCCCCGACGTACATCAGCAAGGTCACCGGCCAGTTCCCGAAGGACGCCGCCGACGGCGTGGTGCGCCTGTCGAAGCTGCGCGCCTGCTGCCTGCCGCCGGACGCCCCGCACGCGCCCGAGGCGCTGCTGCCGGTGGAGCTCGGCGTCGACCTCGGCGCCGGCGGCGACCAGACCTGCATCCGGGAACGCCGCGGCATCCTCGTCGGCCGGGAGTGGACGACCCGCAGCAGGGACTCCGAAGAGGTCGTCGACCTCATCGTCGAAGCGGTCCACCTCACCGGCGCCACCGCCGTCAAGGTCGACGTCATTGGCATCGGCTGGGGCGTCGTCGGATCCCTGCGGCGCCGCCGCGTCAAGGGCGAACACAACGCCCTAATCATCGGCGTGAACGTCGGCGAAGCCTCCACCCGGCCCGACCGGTACCTGCGGCTGCGGTCCCAGATCTGGTGGGAGATCGGCCGCGGCCTGTCCGAGGACCGCGGCTGGGACCTGTCGCAGCTGGAAGAGGCCGACCGCGAACGCCTCGTCACCCAGCTGACCGCGCCCCGCTACGCCCACGACGCCGCACGGCGCGTCGTGGTCGAGAAGAAGGAAGACACCAAGGCCCGGCTCGGCCGCTCCCCGGACAACGCCGACGCCCTGCTTCTCGCGTTCTTCGGCGGCGGCGGCCAGGGCGCGGCGTTCCTGACCGCGATGAAGAACCGCGCCGAAGCCGAAGGCGTCGACATCCCCACCGCATCCCGCTCCTGGCGGGACCAGGCAGCCAAGAACAGGGGGCGGCGTGGCCCGGTCGTCCCTGCCCCGGCAGATCCGCAACCCCGGCGGCGGGAGCGGTAGCCCGGGCACCGCGCTCGCTCGCCGGCCGCAGACTGCGCCGAGGACCCCGGAGCCGGTCCGGCAGTCCCTAACCCGCCACGGCATGGACACCTCCGGGTCGTTCGGGCCTGGCGCGCCGATGAACCCGTACTTCGGGTACTCCCAGCGCACCCGCGCCATGGACTACCCGGTCGGCGTCAACATCTCCACCCGTTCCCGGGCCTCCTGGGGCCGCGTCAGCTTCGACGTCCTGAAGCAGCTCATCGACGCCTACGACGTCGCCCGCATGTGCATCAACCACAAGATCGACGAAATCCGGTCGATGCCGCTGATGTTCCAGCCCGCCGACTCCGTCGACGACGACGTCGACGAGGCCATCGACGTCGCGAAGCTGATCCTGTCCTACCCGGACCGGGAGCTGCCCTACGAGTCGTGGGTGTCGAAGTGGCTGGAGAACGCCCTCAAGTACGACTCCGCGCCGCTGTACCGGCGCCGGAACTACGACGGCGACATCATCGCCCTCGAGGTCGTCGACGGAAAGACGATCAACCCGTACATCGACGAGAACGGCCGCCGCCCCCGCGCGCCGGCCCCGGCGTTCTACCAGACCGTCCACGGCATGGTCGCCGACTGGCTGACCGCCGAGGACATCATCTACGTGCCGTTCCGGCCGCAGGAGGACTCCCCGTTCGGGCTCGCCCCCATCGAGTCGATCCTGCTGACCGCGAACACGGACCTCCGGTTCCAGTGGCACTTCCTGCAGCTGTTCACCGACGGCTCCGTGCCCGCCGGGTTCATGGAGGTCCCGCCGGACCTGTCCAGCCCCGACCAGGTCGCCGAGTGGCAGGACTACTGGGACGCGATGGTCATGGGCGACCAGGCCAAGCTGCACCAGCTGGTCGCCGTGCCGTCCGGGTCGAACTTCGTCGAGACCAAGCCCAAGGCGTTCGACGCGACGTTCCCCGAGTACCTGATGATGCGGACCTGCGCCGCCTACGGCGTCGTCCCCCAGGACCTCGGCCTGATCAAAGACGTCAACCGGGCCAACGGTGAGACGCAGGTCGACATCCAGTTCCGCATCAACACCCTGCCGTGGGTGCGGTACGTCGAGGGCATCCTGACCCGCTACATCCAGCACGACATCGGCCTGCCGGTGAAAGTGCGCCTGGACACCGGCCGCGACAAGGAAGACCGCCTCGTCGAGGCCCAGGCCCACAAGCTGTACGTCGACATGGGCGCCGAGTCCCCCGACGAGGTCCGCGTCGACGTCCTGGGCAAGGCCGTCGACAAGGAGCGGCCCACGCCCCGCTTCTACGCCGGGGCACGCCAAGGCCCGATCACCCTGTGGGCCATCGAGGGCGCCGCCGGCAAGACCGACCCGGACACCTACGGCCCCGCCAAGGACCAGCCGGCCCTGGACCAGCCCTACGTGCCGCCGATCCCGGTCGTCGCCGCCGCCGGCACCACCGACGACAAGGCCAGCCTCGCCGCGACCAACGCCTACCAGGTGCAGGCCCGCCGCGCCCTGGAAGGACAGGGCACCCCGAACCGGGAGACCGCCGAGCAGCGGCAGCAGCGCGGCGCCCGGCAGGCCCCGCAGACCGGCGCCGCACTGCTCACCCCGGCACCCCAGGGCTCCCAGGCCGAACAGGACGCCGACGACCAGGACGACCCGGCGGCGGCCGTCGCCAAGGGCGCGGTCATGTCCGGCGCGGAGGCCGGGGAGCTGTCGGCTTTCCGGGTGTTCGCCAAGACCGCGCGCCGCCGCGGCGTGTGGGAGCGGGACTTCGTGTTCACCGCCGTCGCCCCGGCCGTGGGCGCCGAGCTGAACCGGGCCGGCCGGGCCGAGCTCGCCGCGATCGCCAAGGCAACCGCCGACCCGGACGGCACCGCACAGGCCGTGTACGACCAGCTCGCCGAGAACTTCCCGCCCGAGGCGATCGCCTGGGTCAAGGGCGTGCGCTGGACCGGGCCGCAGGATGTGCCTCTGGAGGAGGTCGACTTCGGCGACGAGGACTCCTGGGCAGCGAGCCACGAGCCCGGCCGCGTCGACAAAACCGTCCGGAAGATCCGCGCCGGGAAGCCCGTCAAGCCCGCGGTGCTGATTGCCCGGCCCGGCGGCGACACCCCGGCGATGGTCGCCGACGGCCACCACCGCGCCAAGGCCGCCAAGCGCGCGAACGTACCGCTGCGCGCCTACGTCGCCCACCCGGCCAAGGCCGCAGGGCCCTGGGACGAGATGCACTCCTCCCAGCAGGTCCGCAAGGCCGCGGACGCACCCGACGACGGGCTGGGGCCGAAGATGGCCGGGCTGGCGGTCCGCGCCGCCGACACCGGGCGCGTCCTGATGATCCAGCGAGGCCAGGACCCCGCCGACCCCGCCGCAGGCTTCTGGGAGTTCCCCGGTGGCCACCGCGAGGCCGGCGAGCAACCGCCGGCCGCCGCGGCCCGCGAGTGGCAGGAAGAAGTCGGCAGGCTCCTGCCGCCCGGCCGCCAGACCGGCACCTGGACCACGCCGAACGGCGCTTACGCCGGACACGTGTGGACCGTGCCGTCCGAGGACGACGTCCGCGTCGACGGGCCCCGGGACCGCACCCTGAACCCCGACGACCCCGGCCGCGACCACGTCGAGGCCATCGCCTGGTGGGACCCCGAGCAGCTGCCCGGCAACCCGGCCGTGCGCGCCGAACTCGCCGCCGACCTGGACACCGTGCTGCCGCAGCTGACCGGCGACGACGCGGTGGCCAAGGCGGCCGGCTCCCCAAAAGCCCCGGCCCCTGAACGGGGGCTGCACACCGCCAAGCAATGGCCCGGCTGGGACCGCGACCTGAACCTGGCCGCCGTCTACCGCGGCCGCATCCGCCAGGCCCTCACCGGGGCCGTGAACGCAGCCGTCCTGGCCGATGAGTGGCTGCACGGCCACCGCGTCGCCAAGGCCGCCTACGACGACGACACCGCCGCGACCAGGCGGTGGCTCACCGACCAGGGCGCCGCCGGGGCCGTCGACGACGCCCTGTTGGCCGTCCTGGGCGACGCCGCCACCGAGGGCTACGCCCTGGGCGGCCTATCCGCGCAGGCCCTGGTCTCCGGCAACGCCGTCGACTGGGGCGACTGGCACCCCGGCGACCCGGCCGCCGCCGCCCGCGTCCTCGGCGCCGACGGCCTCGGAGCCGGCCTGCAGCAGCTCCTGGACGACTCCGGCATCACCATCAAGTCCGTCGGCGAGGGCCGCATGGACGCCCTCGCCCAGGCGCTGGCCGGCGCGCTGGAGACCGGCGAGAGCGCCGACTCCCTGGCGCGGACCCTGCGCGGCGTCCTGGACGACGACCGCTGGGCGTACATGGTCGCCGTCACCGAGACCAACCGGGCCGTGTCCGCGGCGACGCTCGACGTGTACGGCACGGCCGGGATCCCGGGCAAGGAATGGCTCATCGCCGGGGACCAGCGCGTGTGCCCGACCTGCGAACTCAACGCCGGAGACGGGCCGATCGCGCTCGCCACGGCATTCACCAGCGGCGACAACGCCCCGCCCGCGCACCCGCTGTGCCGGTGCGCCGTCGGACCCGCGGACCTGCCAGGAGGCGACCGTGACTGAGCAGCGGTTCATCGTGGCCCTGGCCTACCAGGCCGGATACAGCCCGCAGATCCTCACGGGCCAGGACGGCCGGATCGACTACGTCAGCGCCGCCGAGCTGGAGAAGGCCGCGCACTCCTTCGCCCGCAACGGCATGGGCGGCGGCGCGTTCCACGTCGCCGGCACCGACGCCGAGTTCGAGCCCACCGAGTCCTGGATCCACCGCGGCCCCGACTGGACCGTCACCGCACCGGACGGGTCGGTGACGGTCGTGAAGGCCGGCGACTGGCTGGTGGGCGGCTATCTGAGCCCCGCGGCCTGGGAGATGTACAAGCGCGGCAAGATCACCGGCCTGTCGCCGCAGGGCGCCGGCCGCCGAGTTACGACCAGGAGGGTCTGATGGCCGAGCCCACCGAGGACGCCGACGACGTCGGCGAGCTGGCCGACCTGGACATCAAAACGGTCCACGCCGTCGGGAAGGCCGCGAACGGCACCACGATCCTGCTGGCCAAGTCCGCGGCCGCCGCCGACCAGGCCGGTCTGTTCGGCGCCGACTACGTCCGGGACCTGATCGCCAAGGGCGCCGACGGCGAGCCGCCTGCGCCGGAGGACGAGAAGCTGACGCCGGCGCAGGCGATGGCGCTGGTCCACGCGGCCAGCGTCCGCAAGGCGTCGCCGCCCGAGGTGACTGCCGCCAAGGCCGACGGCACCGATCCCGGCTCCCCGATGTGGGAGGGCCAGGACGCGACGGCCGCGCAAACGCTGATCGACCAGATCCTCGCGGTGCTGCCCGGCGTGAAAGCCCTCGCACAGCGCGAAGGCGCCGAGGTCGGCGCCGGCCACATGGACGACCTCGCGGACGTGTGCGACCTGAACTCCGTCGCCGACGCGCTGATGTGCGCAGCCAAGACCCTTGGCGGTTTCGCCGTCTCCGAGCACGCCGAATCCGGCGGCCCGGTCATCAAGGCGCTCCAAGCGCCGAACACCAGCGCCGCGGATGCGACGCCGACCACACAGGAGAGCACCGTGACCAGCCCCTCCGACGGCGCGCAGCCGGGCGCCGCGACCACCGACACTGCCGCCGTCGCCAAGGGCGACGCCGGCCTGTCCGAGACCGAGCTGGCCCAGTACGGCCGGCTCGCGCTCGCGAAGGCCGCGGCGAAGGCCGCGAAGAAGAAGGCCAAGGCTTCCGGCGCGGCCGCGCCGGACGACGCCCGGCTCATCCCGGGCACCCAGACCGTCCAGGCGCCCGCGCAGGGCCCGGACGACGTGATGAAGGCGCAGGCCACGCAGTTCGTGGACGCGGTCTCCCAGGCGATGGCACCCCTGGCGAAGCAGCTCGGTGAGCTGGCCGGCGTGGTGAAGGGCCAGGGCGAGCGCGTGGACACGCTGATGGCAGGCCCCGACGACCGCAAGTCCCCGCTGCTGAACGGCGCGATCGGCGTGCCGTCGCTCGCGCAGCGCGGCGACGGGCCCACGGCCACGCCGGAGTTCCGCGCGGTCCTGAAGGCGATCGAGGAGATCCCGGAGGGCCCGGCGCGGGAGCAGGCGCAGAAGGGCGTCGCCCTGGCGGCGCTCAAGGCCCGGTTCGCGCCCGGCAGCTAGCCAACAGCTTCTTACCAGCCCCTGCGCCGCGCGCACGGGGCTGCTCGGCATGCCCTGAAAGGGGAAGCTTTCGATGAACACAGCCGAGATCACCGAGGAAACCCTCGCGATCTTCAGCAAGGCCGCGACCAGCGGCGTCACCACCGCCACCGGCATCTTCGGCATCGACCTGTCGGACCTGATCTCCCTGGTCCCGGTCCCGGCCGTCTTCCGGGACTCCCTGGCGCGCACCGGCCCCGACATGGGCGCCGACGTTGCGCAGTGGAAGGTCCTGATCAACGTCAACAACCAGCAGCCCAAGCCCGGCGTCGCGTTCGACGCCGCGGGCCCGCTGGCCCTGATCTCCGAGATCAACGTGTCCGCGCCGTACGAGCCGGTCGCGATGGGCTACACCGTCACCCGCGACGCGATCGCCCGCGCCAAGGGCTACGCCGACGCCAAGTCCCTGGCGGTGTACAACTCGATCAACCAGTGGAAGATCGGCGAGGACATCCTCGCGATCGGCGCCCAGGCGTTCCCGCTGGCCCGGCCCGGCGCCCCGGTGCTGGCCGACTCCACCACCGGCGGGACCATCAACAACTCCACCGCCACCTACGTGGCCGTGGCCGTCCGGACCGGCTCCGGCTACTACTACTGCAACGGCGACGGCACCGGCGCCGGCAACGGCAACAGCCGCGGCAACTCCGCGAACGTCACCACCTCCGGCGTCGGCTCCAACACCCACTCGGTGTCGGCGTCGATCGCCTCGGTTCCCGGCGGCGTGGCCTACGACTGGTTTCAGTCCGCCAACGGCACCACCTGGTACTACTACACCACCACCACGATCCCGTCGGTCACGATGACCTCGACGATCGTCGCGAACCAGACGCCGCCGTCGGCAACGCTGCCGGGCCTGTCCACGACCGTGCCGACGCTGAACCTCGCCGCCGACAACGGCTCCGCCGGCACCGGCGCGGGCGCGGAGTTCAACGGCCTGCTGGCCACCATCACCGGCGACTACACCACCGCCGGCGGCCCGATCATCCAGCACGGCACCGGCACCTCCTCCGGCGCGATCCTCCAGGACGCCGCAG